AATTTGTTTGGGCAGCAGAGAACATAGAACGAATCGATCCTAGAAATTGTAGAGCATATGCTGAAAACTTTACATTAGATAAAGTAGCAAAGACATATGAAGAATACTTCCAAATGGTATTGGATGTACATACCGGTAAGGGCTGGTATCAACGACATGAGAGAGATAATTTAGATTGGTTAAAGAAAGATTTGCCTGTCTTTCCTGAAAGAGAGTATGTCCCCTCAAGCAAATTCTTAGCAAATGCTGTAAGCAAACTACCTACTGATATAAACTTTTTAATCATTGGTGCAATGGATGGTGTTAAACATGATGGTACAACACCTCATGTAAGAGAGCATAAAGAATGGACTGGATTATTAGTAGAACCAGTTAAAGATCAGTTTGAACGATTAAAAGAAAACTTTGCAGGGTATACTAATCTACAATTTGAAAATTCAGCAATCACCAATGAAGCTGGGACAATGGAGATAAAAAGAATCCCATTACAATACATTGGTAAAGAAGTTCCTGATTGGGCAGATGGTATCAGTACATTGAAAGATGGATTACTGATTGACCAATATGAAAACTTCATGGTCAAAGAACCAGTAAACTGTATAACGTTTAAAGATTTAAAAGACAAATACAGTATCAACAAAATAGACTTACTACAAATAGATTGTGAAGGATATGATTATGATATATTCAAACAAGTATGGAGTGAGGGATTCAGACCCACAATCGTAAAGATTGAAGTAGTAAATATTTCTACAGAAGAAATAGATGAATTAACTAATACATTGTCCGAGTATGATGTTAGACGCATAGGTGATGACATAGTTGGTTTATTGAAAAAATGAAAAAAGTTGTATTCTACATAGAACCCAAATGGGCATTTGGTGCCATACATTATGAATTATGTAAGTATCTTTGGGGATATGGATTCAACTGTCAATTGCTACCCTGGAATCAAAGTTACACCTTGCCGGAGATGCAAGAGTTAATTGATACTACAGATTTAATTGTTACCACTCCGCATGGTTGGAGATTGTTAGGATATGATTATAAGATATTTGATCCTAGACAATGTGTAATTATCAGCCATGCACAATTAGACATGGATGAATTAATAGAACATCATGGTCGTGATGATTTTGATAAGTTTTACAAGTATGGTGCTATAAGTGATTGGTTAAGTGATGTTAGTTTACAGCTAGGAATTACTAGACCGGCGTTTGTAACACCATTGGGAATTAACACTGATAGTTTTAATAGTAAACCGAGTGACTCATTAAGAGTAGTTGGATGCACAAGTTTGAATAATTATGGCGTTCATCAAAATATAAAACGCCCATGGTTATTAGGTCCTGCAGTTGAGCAAGCGGGCTTGACACTTAAAGCGGCTGCATCATATCATAATTCTTTTATTACCATGCCTGGATTTTATAAATCAGTAGATGCTATGTTAGTTGCTAGTACACAAGAAGGTGCAGGACTACCTGTACTAGAAGCCGGTGCTGCTGGTAAGTTAGTTATCAGTACTCCAGTTGGGCACTGGAACAGGGTAGGGGAAAGTGGCGGACATGCGGTACCAATACCAGATGCTGAATTTATAGAAAAGACTGTAGAGATATTAAGTTACTACAAAGACAACCCTGAAAAATATCGTCAAAGATGTTTAGAGATACAAGATCATGCACAATCCTATGATTGGAAATTTGTGATTGATAAGTGGGTTGAAATTTTAAGTTAAAAAAAGCCCCTTTCGGGGCTTCTTTGTGTTTAATGTCTTACTCTACAATTTCGTAAGACAGGCTACTTAAATTCATAAGCATATAATCAGTATACTTTGACATACACATTGCAGGAATCTCCAAGAACGGATCCTCTAGATAGAAAGGACAACCTGATTTCCATGTCAAGTTTTCTTTGAAATATTTCAATTCACGTAAGTCCTCAATCTTAGATGGATCAAAGTTTCTGCGAGGATTGAATTTACGAGCGAATGTGTGTAATACTGACATATATTAATCCTTAATTACGTTCCATTGCAGCGGCTTCAGCGATTACAGCATAGACTTGATCCAATGTTTGGCACATAATCTTTGCAGTTTTCCAATCGTTGTCTGAATCATTTCCGGACACTTCAACCATATAACCATTGTCATACATATTGACGGTTAGGCTATCACTACATTTTGCAAGTTTATCGGCGAGTTTCATATTATTCCTTTGTTGAGAGTAGGGGCATATAGCCCCTCTTTTTATTTAGCAGCTACACCAGCTTCGGCAAGAACTTGTTCTACCGAAACTTCTTTAGTAGCCTTCTTAGCACGAGACTTGATAGCATCAATGCTAGGCTTAGTCTTTGAGACCTTAACCTTTACTGTACCCTTGTTTGCTTCCTTCATTTTGTCAGCAAGAGTATCTGCGATAGTTGCCTGATCAGCGGGTGATTGAAAGTTGGCATGTGTAGCCAAATAGTTGAGAGCCTCAATTTTTGTCATCTCACTGGGCAAGTCAACAAAGTCAACACGGGTGTGTCCGCCTTTAGTGAATTGCTTGATACGGCGAACCATATCATCAGTAAAACGAACCTTAGTATTACCATTGTTAGTAGTCATACCAGCGACTTTGAAAGTTTGTTTAGCCATTTTGTTTCCTTTAAGATAAAGCTAAGTTTTTAAAAATGTACTGATATCACTCAGCACTGTTATAATGATAACACAGATTGGCATTATTGTCAACCATTATTGTTACCAAAATCATTTTGTTTTACCCGAAAGAGTAAAACCATCAAGGACACTTCCTGCTTCAGCAAGGTCCTCAACCTCATCATGTAATTCGGCAATAGCCAAATTCAATTGCGTTCCAACATTCCGCACGACACGGCGAACATATTCCGATTCTTCAGGTCCAAGCATAGCAAAATACTTTTTCAATTGGTCCTCGGATAATGATGACAAGAAATCAAAAAACAATAGTTGTTCATTATCAATATTCATGCTTCTACTCCTGCAATATATTCCAATTCTGAAATTGCATCTTCAATAGTATCATAACCACACTCATCAACAGATCCATCATAGAGGCGGATATAGTATTGACCATTGCCCGGAGAAGCCTCTGTATCAAGACCAGCCTCTCCTACGCTGGGGATAACTTTCATTGTGATGTCCATATTAAGCCTCAACCACGTAATGTTTGTCCCACTTGCCTACGTTAACATCAACATACCATCCTACGTTAAAGTAGTCGGATTGAATGTCACTTTTGTCCCAGTTGCCATCGTTCATTGCAACAAAAATTTCTTTCATAAATTTCAGTGCTACACCGTCATAATGATTTTGGAAATGATAGGGGTTAACATCATCATAGCCGCGAGTATTAGGAGTAAAACCGCGAGCCGCTTGATAGTAGTCATTACCACAAACTGTATTAGAATTTGCGATAAAGTCAATAGCGCCCGACTTGAGATTCAATACCAGGGTGCTATGATTGCGTACAGCAAGCGAACCTTTGACCTTGTACTTAGCGAGAACAGCCTTGATTTTAGGGGCGATTTTTGCTTTCTTTTCCTGAGACATATAAGCCATTTGTAAACTCCTGTAATTAACTGATTAAGACTCTATTATATACCCAAAACCATTTAATGTCAACCGTTTAACGGTTGATTTCAAACAATGTTTCACCACCATTACCGTTGATCACACGGACTTTTTTGCCGTCGATCTTGATGTAGCCATAATTGCCATCTTGATAGATGCCAAACGGGCAGGACTCAATAGTGACATTGCGGACGATCTCGCAAAAGCCCCAACGCTTTGTTGGAAACTTACCCTGAAACAATCTCATGTTCTCAATGGAAGTAATCAGGATTTTTGCTTTCATAATATAGTCCGTTTGTTGACTGTCTAAGACTCTATTATATACCCAAAACCATTTAATGTCAACCGTTAAATGCCGCCGGTTGCGACCAAAAAACGCAGGTCATGTATACCAAACATGTATTCGTCAATCAGCGTAGTCTTGCCTTCCTTAACCCGATAGCGACCATAACGCTTGTTCTTCGTAGTTTTCAACACACGGCCCTTGAAAGTCAATGTAATCGTTTCACCCACTTTGGTCATTTCAACTTTCCGTAATGCATCCAACCGTGCTTCCGCATATTCTGCCTTCAAAGACTCCAGCTTAACACTGGTTGCTTTAATCTTAGCTGCGAGTGTGTCAAATTTGCTCATTTTTTGCTCCGTTTTGCGAGTTGATAAGTGTATTATATACCCAAAACCATTTAATGTCAACCTTTGTAGGCGATGACACGGACATAAGTTTGGTGTGTATAGAGAGAAAAAGTAGTATAAAGTTTGGGAACAGACTTGGTGAAACCTGCTTCTTGGAAGAAATCACGGGCTTGATGAATCACTTCATCAGCATGATCCGGGTGAACCGGAAACACAACTGTGCGGCGAGTTGGGTCATTCTCAGTGGTCTTATCGGTGTAAGTATTTCCTGGTAGATTAGCACCGGATGCTTTGAAAGCAAGTTTCAACAATTTACGGGCTTCTATTGTAGATGCGAACATTTTAAAAATCCTTTAACTAACTGAATAAGACTCTATTATATAGCCAAAACCATTTATTGTCAACCGTTATTTTCTAATAAAATTCCTGCATGGTGTATCCTAGCGTACACATCATTTCCAAATTCCCATCCGGGCGGCATAGTAGTTCGCAATCTTAAAATATTATCTAAAGTATTAGCTTCATCATCACTTATTTTGAGAATTTTATTATTAGTTTGAAAAAGCAGTGCCACTTCCGTTACTGTAGAACCTGCGTTAAACATTTTAATAGCCTCACGCATCATCAAATCACACGGCACCATATGTTCACGGTAAGCATTTTTACCATTTAATTCTTGCTGCCGTCCCTTAATACTATATCCGATAGTAACCTCATTATCCAATGCATCGAACCCGCCATACCCGCGTGATATAGCCCATGGCTGACCCCTTGTGATTGCATTTTGTAATGTCTCAGCAATAAAAATATAAGTTTCATTGGGCTTAAATTGAACACCCAATCTAGCGTATGCTTGGCGTTGTACAATTCCATCAATATCTTCAATATATTTTACAAGTGTCAAAAATCCTTGAAGTATATTATCTTGCAATTCAATCAAGAGGTGTTTGGCATTTGCTTTAATAATAAGCATTCCACACGACTCTAATTCTGTTTTAAGCAATTCAAGTTTTTCAGAATTGAGACCTTGTCCAGCAACATAACTAGTGATAGACTTTGATTTTTTAATTTCTACTTTTACTTTGTTGCGGGTACGCATAGCGTAGATATTAGATGGGATTTTATCCAAACGCTGGTCTACTGCTTCATATCCGTGCTTATCACAAAAAGATTTAAACACTATGAAATCAAGAGGCATTGCACTCATCTAAAACCCCATTAATAATCTGACTATGAATTAACTGTACTATAGGGACTCAAATCTTCCCCATATTGGTCATCTTCCAGAATGTCATACACAAAGTGCAGTGGGATGCCCAATCGTACAGATACTGTGACCGGGCTATAGCCCTCTTCCAACATATCACGGATACTTAGATCCAAGTCAGCCATTTTGCTCATTTTGAATTACTCACACTAGTTTTAAACAAGATTCCAGACAATGTAGAAATACCCCAAGCCTGAACCCAAGACACTTCGTTGACACCGACAACGGCTCCAACTAGTGCGTTATTCCAGAGCCACATCACGGGCCAACTTAATAGAAAACTAAGAAATACAATACCAGCAATACCTGCGATTGCGGCACCAATAACAACAAAAACGTTATCCATGATTTACTCCTTAAGCGGCAGACAACATGTTAGCCGGGACACGCCATGTATTCAATGGACCAGTCTTAACAATAACAAATTTGCGATTGATTTTTTGTACATCACCTGTGATTACCTGACCACTGCGGCTGTTAGTGAATTTCACTTTGGTACCGACAGTCAGGGTGTACTTGTTTTTCTGTGCGATTTGGGCACGAGCAAAACGAATTGCATCACTGATGCTAGTCAGTTGGTCATTGGTAAAGTTACCTGCTAGAATAGCACGGTTGATTTCAGAAATGTCAGTCATAAAAACTCCTTTAGTTAACTGATTAAGACTCTATTATATATCCAAATCCATTTAATGTCAAATTATTTTTTCAGGTCTTGCTCAATTTTATTGAGAGTTTCCAAAGATTCCAGACGGGTTAGCAAAAGACTGTAACCCAAATAAAATATAAAACCAATAGCCCCGAGACCAATTGCGGTGCCGATTGTTTCACGCGGAACATGAGCAAAGATCCAATCAATGGACAACGAGACTCCTGCTGCAAACGCTACAAGACCAACCAACTGTAATAGTGCTTTAAGTTTAAGAGACATTTTTGTTTTCCTTTTTAAGTTAATATATGTAGTATACACCCAAGACCATTTAATGTCAAGTTTTGGGGGCGTATTTTTGTGTCAATTCTTGGACTTCTTCTACTGTGGCTAGCCCCAAATCAATCAATCTTTTCTGTTCCTGATTGATAGCAGACCGTTCAGTCATGCCCTTCTTCCAAACAGAGTGGTCATCACTATAGTCAAAATACCAATCATGGGACTTTAATAGTTTTTCCAAGATGGCGAGAGATTCGTTCATATCAAAACTCCTGTTTGGAATGCTTAGGTTTGCGTTTGTACAATACTTTGGATTGTACGGATTTTGGCTTGAACGGAGTGTTGTTTTGAAACAACACATGGTGAGCCCGATGTTTGGGCTGTTCAATTTTGAATGAGAGTATTTGCTTTTTCATAACCCATAGTATAGCAGATACTCCATTTATTGTCAAATACTAAATTCCACTCTAGTGACGTTTTTTGTAGTGAAACTGCGCCATTCTTGTTTCTCTAAATCGTACACCCGAATACTAGTTGTTGATTCTTTACGAGGTGTTTTACCTTCTTGTAATGGTTTTGCTTCGGGTAATAATTCTGGTTTCAATGTACAATTCATTACACGCTCAGTACCATCCTGTTTAGTAAAAGTAACTGTAACACTTTCATTAATTTTAAGCATTCCAGTTAACCAGTTACTAAACTTATCCCATTCTTTTTCAGACCAATCTTTTGTTGGGTGATAAGGTTTCTCTAGTACATCAATCGTTTCCATTTTGTTCTTCCCATGTAGTAAAAAAGTTTTTCATTTTTAGTTCTTTTTCCCACTCATCGGCGTAATCATTATCTACATCACACAAGGCAAATGCTTCCTTCCTAGTCACTACACGATGGCTAACAATTTGTTCCCCAAGATGTTCCTGACTAAACTCTTTTGCTTCACCCATCGTTACAGTATCCAACGCCCATTTAACCTTATCATTACCATAGTCATCAATACCAACTGGAACTTCAACCATGTAACGGGTACGAAATGTGCTTACCGCTTCAACTAACACCCATTGTTTCTCCTCGGATGCTTTCTTTCTAAGACTAAATGACCCGTCTTTATTATCTTTCCATTTAAGGATATCACCAATTTCAAATCCTTGAGATTTCATCAGGTCATCCGGAAGTGGAAGAATCAAATCACCTGTCTCTGGATCTTCCTGTAATGTTGCTACCCAAGAGTTATCACCTGTCTTAACCCATCCAGGATCAAGTTTACTTGGTTCAATTTTAGATTCAATTTTCTTTTTACCCATGATATTTCCTTAATTAATTAACATACGAACAAGACCAACACTATCAATAGTCACTAACAACATATAATTGGCAATCATACCAAACGACTTGCGAGTATAACTAGCCCAAGCATACATAGCGCAACCAGTGATCCATATAGGATAAAGAATGAGAAGGGGTGGTTGTGGTACCGTGAGCGCCATTGTGACCGAACACCCGACACTAATAATCCAAGCCATAACTTCAACGACAAAACGAAGAGGGTTTGTTGAATAGTCATCTTTGATGTAATTGTAAATGTTAAGCAATATTAAGTTCATGTTCAGCAATTACATTACGCAATACTTCCTCAACCATTTTGTTCAATGTGATATCACGCTTATGTGCTTCCATTGCTAATTTTAGCATAGTATCATTGTCTAAATCAATTGGCACTTGAATGCGAGTATCAAACTTTTCACCATTAAACATAGCTGTTGCCTTTTCAATGAAATCTTCTTCTGTTTCCAAATCAACCCACTTGATATCATCCCATGCTTCATTAGGATCAATGCCACGATTGGTTGCTTCTTGTTTGTATGCTTCCTGATGTTCTGGATTAATGTAACGATAGGGCTTTGGTTCAACATTCCAAGAACCAACCACTGGGCTAACACTCACCTCATATACTGTTTGTGTGTCAGTATCAAATACTACATATCCACACGCATATTCGCTAGTGTAGTCAATACTACGGGTATTAGATCCATAGCAATCCCAAAGATAATCACCACCGTCGGTGATTTTATGTTGAAAGATATTGTTTACTTGTTCAAGATTCATGTTATAGCTCCAGTTAAGATATGTTATTGTACACTAAGTTTGGTATATAGTCAATTGAATTGGGTATCATTCATAGTTTAAGCAATGCCCACATTGTAGTTTTTTCTAAATCACTTAGAAATTCTGGATAAACATTGTCCAGTTGATAATCATAGATTGTTTTATAACCTTTTTCTATTTTTGACCTAACCAATTTATCTAGGTCCCATCCTTCACGATCCATTTTGGTTTGAAGTTTATGGCCACGGCGTCCCCAGAAGATTAATACTTTAGGCCGACTGTTTGTTCTATCTTCTATATAGATAGCACCCCAAACTTTGTCTGCACCATCTTTATTGTTCCAGCCAATGAATTTGTAGTCAATCATTGTTCAACTTCCTCTATCGGTTGATCAGGGATGTTTTCTGTATCACCTTCACTAGCAAAAACAAATCCCAAATCTAACATCTTTTTTTCTTCAGCATGAGTACAGCGAGGACGGTATATAAACAGTCGCAAAGTAAGGTTATCTTTGCTATAGTAAACTCTATACCTAACTTGTTCCTCATTCAGGATCTTAGCAAGTTCCTGAAATGTAAAACTTTCAGGCCAATCTTCTTTTACACTAGACCTAGTCTTTTCATAATAGAAATCTTGCATACGATGTATGTTGGAACCTTTACCCCAAAATATATTTTGCTCACACCATGCAATCTTTCGGTCAAGCATTTCAATAGTGATTTCGTTGCTCATTCTTTAACTCCGAAATGTTTTAGTATATTCTGCTCACAATGAACAGGTATGTACGTTACTGAATCTTGAACCCAATGTCTTTCTGGGGTATGCGGTAGAGTTTTAGCAACTAAAGCACATTCCCGCACAATCAACTCGGCGAACTTTTCGTAATTGAAATTAAGACCAAATTCATTGTGTTCCCAACATTGGGGTTCAAGTTCTTTAATTCGTTTGTTCATTCCGTTTTTCCTCTTCTTCTGATTGCTGCTTGCAACGAACAAAAATCGTCATGTGCTTTACGGGTTGTCTCTGCGTGTTTGTTGCTATGACAATGAATAGACCACCACTTTCGTGCAAATTCTTCAACCTCCCTAGCACACTCCTCTATAATCAACTCGGCGAACTTTTCTTGGTCAAACCCAAACTCTAGTAACTCACCATTTACCCCGTAAGTTTCAATTCGGCACTGTTCAGCAAGTTTTTCAATTTGTTCGTTCATTCTAAAACTCCATATTCTGCTTGAAGGTCATACAATGCTTTACGTACCTTTACTGCAACTGGTTTATACTTGTCAGGATGTATAGGATGATAGGTGTATTCCATACCCGCCCATGTCTTGCTACCTGTCAATAATTTATCAACTTCTGCTAGAATTTGAAAGCGAGGATCCGCCCACATCTTGATTACATTATCAGGTACGATTGGTGTGTTCATTCTTCAACTCCGAAATATCGTAAGATATTTTTATGGTTATTTGCTTCCAAACAAATCTCAGCACATTCCTGCACAATCAACTCGGCGAACTTTTCAGGATCAAAGGCATCATAAACAACACCTTCGCCACCAAAGTATGCTCCAGCCTTAACCAGCAGTTTATCAATTCGTTCGTTCATTACTTTTTTCCAATCTTAGAAACAACTTCTACCTTGCTTACTTGTAATTGATAAAGAAACCTACGATACACTCGCAATGCGGCAATACTCATTGGATCTTCTTTACCTTCAAGTTCAGCAATCTTAGATTCTAATTCCTTTTCCTTGGCGCGGTGACGCTCAATGTCAGCATTGAGACCTTTTGCTTTATCCCAAAAGTATTTCATAATGTTCTCCTTACTTAATCCCGAATGTGTTCAATTCGGGACGCAATGTGTTAATCAATTCTGTTTCACGGGCATGAGCAGGACGCTTGCCACGAACAACTTCAATAACACCGAATATAAAACGCTCGGCACCACGTTCACGCAATGCACAAGACAGACCCCAATTCTTACGCTCAGTCAAGGCCCGTTGCATATGCTTTTGCATACGACGGCGTAGTGTGCGAAACACATTACCCTTGAATGACAACGCAGTAAGACCAATATAATATTCTTGTGTAACTACATCTTGTATGTAGTATATCACTTGATTACGGTCTGTTCTACGCTTACGGGCGATTTTCGAGTTCATAAGTGTATTATATACCCAAAACCATTTAATGTCAACCGTGGGTTTCTAGTAAGGCCGAGACGAATTCCGTGTCGCTATCCCCTAGGTCCTTATCTGTTGTAAAAACGCAACAGTTTCCAAACTTGGCCAACTTGCGGCCTGCATCGTCATTGTCGCAAACTGTGATAACTTTGCGGTTAAGACAGGTTAACCAGTTTCCCAAGTCTTGATTGGGGTTGTTAGATAGCACGGCCAACGCACTAAATCCACGCTCAGTCAACCTGGCCGCATCAAACACCCCCTCACACACAAACACGACTCCGGGGCTTAAATGTAGACTTTCTACGCCCCAGACTGTCTGGGTGGGCTGATTTCGGTATGTGAAATACTTGCCCTGTTTGGGATTATTCTGTGGTTTTTTCTCGCCCAAGGGGCGATATTGCTGATATCCGATTAATTGGCCGCTTAGATTCCACAAATAGAATGTAGCAACACCTTCAACTTCATCAAGCACGGGCCTGTGAAGTTCTAAGTCTAAGTGACGAGATTTTAGGTGTTCTCTCAGCATACTCACAGTATACACCCAAAACCATTTATTGTCAACCGTTATTTTCGGGGGATTCTTTAGGGATTTCTGTCAGATACTCATAATTGGTAGTATCTATGTTCTCACGCAAAACAATAGCCCCGTTCTTTAGATGAAATCTACGGGCCACGTTTGTCTTAGGGCTTAGTGTCACAAATCTTGTAACACTAGGATATTGTGCTTGAATTCCTTTTACCGCTTGATAAAGCAAATCTCTACCTTTGCCACTTTTGTAACTCCATATGGTATAAAATATGGCGGTAGTAGGAACACTTGAGGTTTTACTTAACCCTTCAACATCTTCAGGAACAAAATCATGGAAGCTAACACAAACCATTGCTTCTGGATTTTGTTCTTCATCAGTTAATGCTGCTACAACCCTACCATCGCTAACTCTAAAATCTTTAGAGATTTCAGGGCGTACAGGATCGTCTTTTATAAAACTTAATAATGTGTGTGAAAGGTCTGTGATGAATTGAAACATGATATTCTTATTTATACGTATATTATAATTATTAAATTAAATCCAAAAAAGTAGGGCCCTAAGACCCCACTATGCTAACTTATCTATATTTTGTCCTGCCCGCATCATTCTGCGGTTTGCCTCTATTCTATGTATTTCATTATCAATAAGGCGTTCTTTAATATGACGGTCATTAACAATCATTTCCCTATGACGTTCTTCATTACGAACCAATGCAGTATGTTGCTGAATTGCTGATGCTGCTAATGTTACTTTATTGAATGTCATAGGTTGCCTTTTCTTTTATTTATCACATAGTTGGGCCATTGCCGTTTTTGAAGCCAACTGACCCACCTTCTGCCTCGATCCGTTTAATAACATCTTCGAATAAGATAGGAGTAAAGTCAGTTTGCTCAACACAAACACAATGATAGCGAACGTCTGGTTCATCACTATACAGAACTTCTCCGGTTCTAGCATCAACCCCACGTGCTTTCTTTACACGATTAGAATGTAAATGTCCGTGAATGTTGGTACCAAATCTACCCAAGCTATCACTATGCAACGGAATATGACTTAAAATCATTCCGTTCATAACATGATATGCTCTTAATTCACGGAAGTACCTACTATATTCCACATCAGGGAAGATATCGTGATTGCCACGAATTAAAACTTTATCACCGTTTAAGCGAGCCATCGTTGGTAATGCTTTGCGATTGATAACCACATCACCCAAGTGATATACTTTGTCGTTTGGACGAACTGTATCGTTCCAACGTTTAATCATTTCCTCATCCATTTCATGTGGATCAGTCCATGGGCGAATCTTTGTTACTCCGTCACTCTCTGTAAATCTACATACTCCGGCATGCCCAAAGTGTGTGTCCGATACTAAAAATACTGCTGGCATATTATTTCTCCTTCTTTACTCGGCCGATTCTACTTGCCTTGTTCCAAGTGTATGCTACTCCATCAGGAGTCTTTCCATCAACTACACTATCAACACCGAATCGTCCTACAAATTCCATTCCGTCTGGGCCACGAATAGTTACAAACTGCCCGTACGCCTTTGCTGTGTCCATTGCACTATTCAACGACAAACAACTAGCAAGGGGAAACCCTTCTTTTGTTATTACTTTATACACTATGCTATCATCCAATCCATGTCATCTTCTACTTGTATACTTTCATCACCGTCGTATTCTACTACACGAAATTTTTTACCTTCTTCTATCCATTCTACCTGTAAACTAATCAATCCAAGTGTATATATGCCTGGATACTTCAATTCTACATAAGTAGCCAATTCATCATACTGTCCCTTCTCTACAAGTTTTACCATTGCAGGGTCAAATAATATCTCTGGATGGTCTTGATTCCATGTGTACCATCCAGCACCAAAGTCAGGGCTGTATAGTACCGCTACTTTTCCGTTTTTAATTAATTTACGCATAGTCATAGTATATCACCTTCACCATTATTTGTCAAGTTATGGCAATGCCCGGATGAACCGGGCATTTAGAGAACAAGTGCGTACTTTCGCAGAGGCACCTGCCGTGTTACTCTATTTAGCTTACGCCAAATCGTAGCGACTATTCATCACGGCCTTAAGCATAATTGCTTCAGGCGAGAATGCATCTGGGTCTGCACCCAATACGCTAGCAGCGATTGCTGGGCTGAATCCTGACACAAGAGCGGTACCACCCTTGTCAAACTCAACTGGAGCGTTTCCGCTAGCATTCAAGTTCCAGAAAACTACCTTAGGCAAATCGTAACCTGCTTCGGCGTACTTACGTGCGATCATTTCCATTGCACTGTCATCATACTTAACGCAGGCGTTAAATTGCATGTCGCTGAAAATCATCAAAGTTTCAGGCATTTCTGCTTGTGATACCTTGTTCTTAACAGCAGTGTCAAGGATTTGATTGAACGCACCATGTAGGTTTGTACTCATACCCCAATCAGAACTGACCATTTGGTCAATCTTTTGGTTGATTGAACCCTTAAGGTTCAACAACTTTGGCTTGTCGCTGAAAGTCAAGAAGCAGTCCTTGAACTTACCCTTGTTCTTATCAGCAAAATACAATCCCAAGCTAACTGCGATTTCTAGGCAAGTAGTAGAACCCTTCTTCCCTGCAATGCAGGTCATAGAGCCACTAACGTCAACTAGAGGCAACACGCTTGAGTCACCAACGTAGTTAGGCAATGCATTCCATTGTGCTTCAATAGCATCCAACTCAGTCTTAGACCAAGTTGTAGCACCGTATCCACTGATACGACCCTTCAACACATCGTGCGGGAAGATTGCGTTAGCATTGATCTTCACACCTGCTTCACCCTTAACCAACTTAGTGATGTACTCAGCATAAGTTGTACCATGACGACCGAAAGCCTTCTTGTAACGACTATGCGCTACAGATGGAACGTGACTGTAGTTGATGTTATCCCAGTCATTAGAACACATTTGTGTTTCAACAACAGTAGTCATACCAACAAGAGTCTTACGATATTGCTTTGGAGTCATACCGTAGAAGTCACGAATTTCAGCCGCGATCTTGCCCTTACGCGGAGTCCACTTAGCAGCGAGTCCGTTATTTTGACGCAAGTAGTCACCAAGCAATGTGTAAGCCTTAGCCTTCATATCCTTAGTTTGAAAAACTAGCAAATCGTCAAAACGACCAAGTTCTGGTACCTTAGACATAAGACGAGCAGCATCAGCTGGGTTAGTCTTTTCCAAGTGCAACATGACTTGACGGAACAATTCACGTTCACCCGCACCACCACGAACATCACGTGCCCATTGGACGATACGTAATGCTAGGTCTGCATTTTCTACATAAGCCGCTGTGAATTGCGGGATGATGTTCTTACCACGGCTTGCACCGATGTTATAGAACAAATCAACACATGCGTTAGCGGTTGATTCACGAGCCTTCATACCATTAGTGGTACGAGCCTCTTGGTTTAGTATTGCGTTTGCGAATTGCATAGTTTTCTCCTTTCTGTGAGTATTGTTTGCAACAGGGTGCTGTTTTGCTTGATTTCAAGTAAAGTTTTTAAATTTGCTGGAAGCACCCTAATATAAAAAACAGGATCGTTTTGTACTTTTTTATTCAAGTGAGAAATCCAAACTCACCTTGATAGGCTTGAAGTTATCTTTGCCCATCATCCAGTAATGGTTAAATTGCTGAACCGATCCTTTAATCTTTCAATACGTGTATTATACAACAACATCCAGTTGTTGTATATGTATTTTGGGTAAATTATCTTAATTGTTTAAGATATTCACGGCCGACTAGGCCCTTTTCAATTTCCATTAATGCAACTACTGATGGTCCTGCACTAGTAGGTTTATCTAGTTTAGACTTGTGTCCGCGCTTGAGTTCCCTAACCCTAGCACAAGCGATTAGAACCATTTCAAAACGATTACCAATCATCTCTACAGCCTCTTGGCTAGTGTATCTTGCTCTGCTTTCAGACATAATATCTCCTAGTTAAAGATGTTATTATACAGCAGAATTGGTTATAAGTCAACTGTATTCGGGTAACAGTATTTCTGGTTGCCTACCTTGATTGGCGGGTATGTTTATGTGAGTAAGTTTATCAAAATATTGCGGGAAGTAATCTGGATGTTTGTTAACAAATTCTTCATAATAATCTTCTATTTCATCTATATTAGATATCAAATTTTTATGATTACCTTGAAATTTGCTATACGGAATAGATATTATCTTGTTTGGTACGTTGAATAGTTTGGAAATATTAGTAATTTTATATTGAAATTGTTCATAATATATTGTTTTCAAATCACCAAAATATTCATTCTGTATATCTGTTTTTTTGATATACATATCCAAGGCGTGTTTCATTTTATTAATATCAATATTAAATTTATTCAAATTTCTACTAAATAAAACAGTTTCATGGTTATGCCAAACTTTACTACGCACAGCAACTATTAACGAAATCATAGAATATAGCACGTCGGCTCTTTCTAAAGAAATAAATTGTATGTTTTCTTGTTCGGCTGCTATTTTCAACCAAGTTTTATCCAATACTACATATGGTTCTGTATACATAGACATTACCGAATATTGATTGATTTTAGAGAGATTATTTAAGGTATCTATACGACTTAAAAATATAGATTTTTGTTCCTCAAGGTTATCCTTTTTATAAATTAATTCGGAAGCTATAGCCGGAGTTCCATTTTTATGTACTATTGCATGTTCAATATCAACTATTACATCCGGGGGAATTATCCCGGGATTGAACCACTCGGTTAAATTATGTCGATTTAATATATTGCTCAAGTAATAACGTAATACATGTGATCCTGATCTTGGTTGAAAAATTATACAAAGATGCTTGTTATTTTTTATTTCTATCATTTTACTAAAAAGTATTGAAAAAATAAGTAAAGTATTGGGGCGGAATCGGCGGACACCAGCAGGATTTGCTGCCTGCGGCTGTGTCACAGGGAAGCCTATATTTTCCACAACTTGTAACACATTCACGAACTAGTTGTTGATAGCAGGTTGTGAATGACATCAATTTTAATATTGGATCATCTGCTGTTAGCAGCGTAGCGTCAAAAGTTGACGGTAAATGTACAATTGTAAAAGTTGTTTCTATTGGGGATAGTGATTCATCTGCAGGATAAAAGGTAACTGGTATTTCATATGTATCGTGATCTGATGCTGGTTCAGTTTTCATATTCATATGAATTAAATGTCCATTTATAGATACTCCTTCGGGTAAAGGAGATTTCAATTCGTATGCTCTGGCTAAAGGTTTTGCAAAATAGAAAGCCTCAGGTTGATTGGTAACTTGTACAAAACTCTGAGGTTTTTGTAGTTGATCAAAATTTCCATTAATATAACTAGTCATAGATTTATTGTAATTTTCCCAATTTCTAAAAGTAGTGATTGCATTAACTGAACTACTATATTTAGAATCAGACAAATCAAGTAATCCTGCTCTACCAAAATTTACCATGGCTGGAATAAACATTCCATTATCCGGATTAGAATAAATATCTAACATATTAGCATGTTGCTGTTGTAGTTGGCCGACATAGTACGCAATTGATGCGGACTGTATTGCTGCTGCTATACTAGTACCACTTACAAATCCATATCCTCCACCTGCTTTGGCAGCATAAATTTTATTTCCTGGTGCCCAAATATCTAACGCCCCACTATTAACTACATTTGATGTTAGACTTGTGATACCGGGATCAGTATAATCAGAAAAATCACAAGGCATAAAATCTTCTTGATATGCACCAACGGTAATCACGTTTGGCATTGAAGCAGGTGTTACATTTTCTATGGGAACACCGGAGTTACCTGCTGCGACTACTACAGCAGCACCGGCAGTTAATAAATGTTTTATTTTATTTTCAACATATGTGTTTTTAGGAATAGCCCAACTTATATTGATAACCGAAAGATTTGCCCCTGATTCACCTATAGAATTTATTATTGCATCAAACGCATATAGCAAATCACTATGTTTAGTAGGTGTACCCTCATCATTAAGTACTTTTACAACTTTAATACTACAATCTGTAATTCCGCATGTATTTCCTAATATCACACTTGAAAGAGCAGTACCGTGTCCAGTATAATCATTAAAATCATTTGGAATTATTGAATGCAACAACGTTATATCTTTGCCGACAAATTCTTCATGTGAAATATCTATGCCGGAATCAACAACATAAACATCAATGCTTTCCCCAAAAACAGGGACAGTTGACGAATCTGTTGACAAATCTATGTTTTCAATAGAATACACTTTCCACCAATTTTTTTCATCCGAATGTACTGTTGTAGTTGATTCAGTTGAAGTCATAAAATTATACAATGGTTTAATTTCTAATAAGTTAATTGCCGTTTCATCATCATTTTGTACCAATTCAACTATAGATTCAAACGAAGGGGGTTCCGTACTGGCTTCTACATGATACACCTTATTAAGGTTATCAAATTTCCCTAGTACCGTGCAATGGTAGGAGATTAAATACTCCTGAATATCTTCATCTGAAGCATCGTCTTTAAAATCTATCAAATAATGTGTCATGTTTTATCTCTTTAAAATATAAATTTTTGTAAATGTAAATGTGTTTTGCACCATTTACCTGCTTTTTCGTACGGGTACCTAAACAACAAATCAAAAATTCTTTTGCTAGGTTTATGAGCAAATGTCAATCTTGTAATTGTATTTATTCTACTATAGTATTTATCATAATAATTTTTTAATTCCTCAAATCCGGTGTATTTAAGAGGGGGTAATATTATTGGAAAGTCACTTCTATGATATTTGTTTATTATATTAGTAACCGTCACGGATATAGCGGGTGTAGTATTGTCTGGTGCAGGAAAAGAAAAGGCTAAATTTGAATTATGCGCTAGAAAAAAAGGAATAATTGTCTTATTTTTGGTTGAAATTTTTAATGAGTATCTATGCATCCCAAACAATGTATAATTTACAGCCCAACCTTTTCCATAAATATTACCATTATTAATTTCTGGTTTTGATATATAATTTCCGCTGAATAACACTGTACCAGATTCTATTAATTCTGACATTTTCATATGGGTACAAATTTGCGGACTAGAGCAATCATATTCATTTGCGTAAAAATCTAACTCATTTTCCAAAAAATTGATTACATCAAAGTCTTTATATTCAACTGTTAGATTTTGATTTTTTGCAAAAGTTTCCAAAGTTTTTAAATCATGTTCATTAAAAAATATACCTTCTGATATATAACGAATAGAAACAATGTTAAATGGAACATTTGCTTGTAGCCAGCATGAAATCATTGCCTGACTATCTTGTCCGCCACTACACATCAATGTATATGGCCCGGGATAAGTTTTTTCAATATTTTCTACTGCTATTTTTGCACATTCTGCTACCGGCAAATCACTGACTGAGTGATTACTCAAATCTATATACAAATATTCACCCGGTGACCAAGTTGAAGATAAGTTTTTCCCCCAACCATATTTTATCCAATCATTTTCACCAAGCTGCCACATATAATTACTCAATCCTACTAGGGAATATAACTACCTGCCATTTGTTTACTGGACAGCTGCTGCTTGATAATTTTGTTTTGGCATCCACTGCACATCCACATTTCTTACATTGTCTAGTAAAATGTAACAGGTGTTCGCATGAATTACACATCTCTATTCGTTGTTTTTGTATTTCTTCACTTGCGATTGATTTATCAACTAATAATTTCATTCGTTGTTTAATTTTGTCTAAAAACTGCATAATATTACCTCTTATATATTTATGTCATTTATATTTAGCTATATTAAATACATCAATGATACTTAACATCACCTTTGGAGAAATTTACCAAATTTGGAATATTCATCTTTGGCCCACTAGAGAAAGTACCATAGAAACTCATAGTGCTATGAATTTTTTAGGGGGATATGATATGCAAAATATGATATCTACTCCTACCTTTTTTGGTTACAAATTAGATAACAAAATAGTAGGTGTCAATAGTGGTCACTTGTGCCACGACAATTCTTATCGATCTAGGGGATTGTTTGTATTTCCGGAATATAGAAAACAAGGCATAGGAAAAATACTATTAGTTGCTACTATTGATAAAGGAATAAATGAGGGTGCTAACTATATTTGGAGTTACCCCAAAAGGTCTAGTTGGCCCACGTATGAAAGTGCAGGATTTAGTCTTGCCTCATTGTGGGAAACTAGTGAATTAGATGTTAATGCCTATTGCAAACTTATCGTTTGATGCCGTAGAAGTACAAATCCTGATGTGGGGCGCCTATTTCAAATTCATATGCTAAAAACATGTTGTCAAGGTCCATGTTCTGTACAAAATCTTCTACTGTTAAGTTTTTGTAATATTCCCATCCTATGCCTGTGGTCAATGGACTATCTTGTGGACTAGTACGAGTGGTGCCATGTTCTGGTCTACCTGTAGTGGCACAAGTCATAAAAATTAAACCTTTGGGCTTAGTCATTCTATGCATATTATTAAATGTCTCTACCCAATGAGGATTATGTTCAAAACATTCACAACTACCTACAGTATCGTATGTTTCGTTTGGATGATCTAAATTTTGACCTTCACAGACTAAATCAACATCTTTACCGGGCCCAACATCAATGCCCAAATAATCACATTCAGTAAAGAACATTCTTATTGATCCATTGATATTAAGACTTCCAACTTCTAATACTTTTTTATTAAAGAATTGAGTTGGGTATTTTAATTTCAATTTTTGTATATAGTTGAATTGTTGTTGATGGGCCATATTTTTACTTTATCTTTGGAGCGGGATAGGAGAATCGAACTCCTGTCCGAACCTTGGCAAGGTCCCGTTCTACCATTTAACTAATCCCGCTTATTGGTGGAGGCCATTCTTGAGGTATCCCCTGTGAAGTAGATCACTACTCACCTGTTACATCACAATCGTGTACTATTACCTGCCCTAAGGATTAGCTAGCTACCTTAGCGACTCATACTGGATAATGTAACTTATCCGCTGTCTCTTGGTACCTCGTTGGAGAATTGAACTCCCGTATCCACCGTGTAAGGATGGCGTTCTACCATTAAACTACCGAGGCCTTATATTCTCTTAAATAACTATTTCTTTTAGTTACCTTCTTATACCTACTACCTTTTCCTTTACTACCAAAATTCTCTGTTTGAGTGTGGCAGTTAGGACAAAGTAATCTTACATTATTTGGGTAGTTATTATCACTATCACCGTCTATATGATCTAATTGTAACACAAGTGGCTTGTTATTCCAATTACCTTCTTGTCCACATTCAGAACATTTATCCCCAAATAATTCTTTTAAATACCTTTTTAAATTTCCACCTTGTCCGCTTTCAATTTTAGGAATTGATATCTTTTCCCATTGATATTTAGAATTACATGCTATGGAACAAAATTTATTTGTTGTTCCGTGATTGTATCTCATTTCTTTCTCACAGCATAAACATTTAAATATTGTATTATACTTAGAGTCCGGTTGTTTTCTATCAATTGAATATCTACTTGCTCTATCTTTATGCGCTATTTGGTGTGCATTTAATGCTCTATGGTTACTAAACTCTTTATCACATTGACTACAGTTGTACATAATTATCTCCTTGCTCAAGTATTTATCATAGTTGAACAAAAAAGACACTCTACCACTGAGTTAACGAGGCTTATCTTTCATACTTAATCTGTGCAATGAATCAATCATTATTTCAAAATTTTTCGGAGTCTCATTGTTTAATTCTTCTATATCTAGCAACATTAAATATTTCCCGTATTTAATAATAGCTTGATTTATTTCTAATAAAAATTCTTCTTCTGATTGGGTCGTTTTAATTTTCCCTTGTCGATATAATCGTTTGAGCCAAGAAAATACCTTTAAGGATACTGTTTCATGTTGGATTTTAAACGAACCATCTTTCGCTGAGATTATAACTGCTTGTATACTAGAAGGTTTCATCCATTCAGGAATTTCCTTATCTAATAGCCAACCACAACTAAATGTCTTGCAAGGTATTTCCGGTCTATTTTCATAGATAGTACAACCTTTATCACTAACATAGTGACATTTTTGTCCAGGATAAAAATAATGTTCGTTTGCTTTGCCTGCTAACCAACCGTCACAACAAACTGTGCATCCATCACAATTTCTTTCTGCTGAAACAATTGGTATAACCGTATTCATTAAGCAGTACGTTGAATCAAATGATAGCCGAATTGTGTTTGTACCGGGCCACTAATTTGACCAACATCAATACCAAACGCAACATCTTCAAAAGGCTTTACCATTTGTCCACGCTGAAAACTTCCTAAATCTCCACCATTCTGTCCACTAGGACACTTGCTGTGAATCTTTGCTAAGGCTGAAAAATCCTCACCCATTGAAATCTTTTCTTTTAATGTAACCGCTTCGTTCAATGATTGAACTAAAATATGTTTTGCTCTTACTTGCATTGTTTATCTCCTTCTTCAGTATTATACAATGTTCTCACTATATAGTCAAATGCTTCTTGCTCATTTTGGGCATCCTCAATATCTTTTCTTGAGGGCTTACGAAATATCTTATCAAAGTTAGATCCAAATTCATTTTGACTTACACTATACGGTCTTGGGCTACTACCTTTACTCATAACAATTTCCTTTCAATGGTCTCGGTAGGAAGAATCGAACTTCCGCTCCTGCGTCCCAAACGCAGAGTGATACCATTTCACCATACCGAGAATTATTTCTTTCTAATTTTCATTCCAACAAACGTGCCGCAGAAAGCGCCAAGACATGCTGGAATCAATAACATATGATCACTAGTATAGTTAATTACTGCAATACTTGCAATGAAAAAAACTACCACTGCCCATACACTTGATTTTAATGCCTCATCATTTTGAATTGCTCTTAGATAATATGTGTAAAACACATCAGTAAAGAACAGGGCAAGAAATGTAGTTATGTATTCAATCATTTAATGTTTGGTTGCAAATTTACTGCTAACCATTGCTTTTAATAAAACTAAATCACTTTCTGATTTAATTTCAATTACATCATCAATATCTTCATCATCTTCCCATGATTCGGGAGGATATTGTAAAAATGTAAATATTGTTCTCCATGTGATTTTTTTATCTTGCGTGTAGGCTAACTCCAATAAATCTAATATAGAGTTTGCTACTTGCTGGGTTTTAAAATCTAATGGATTCATATTTACACTAGTTATTGGATGCGGGACTTGGATTTGAACCAAGGATTGCAAAGGCTTATGAGACCTCGCCGGTGACCGGGCCCTTCCCGCGTAATTATTTATCGTATTCATGGTGCGTGATAAAAGATTTGAACTTTTGACCTCTACCGTGTCGGGGTAGCGTTCTTCCATGCTGAACTAATCACGCATATTTAACAGGATACATTTTTAACGACTTTTGATCTACCATTGATCTACAGTATTGCTACTGATGGGACTTGAACCCACAACCCAAAGTTTGGAATGTTAAATGTTGCTGTTAGTATCCTAAAGTTGGTGGAGGATAACAGAATCGAACTGTTGCGAAAACCTTGCAAAGGTCCCAGGCTACCATTACATCAATCCCCCGAAATTTATTGACTGATTACTTATCTCATTATACGCCATCAGTCAAGGCGAGTTTTTGTGGTGCCCTAGGTCGGACTCGAACCGACACGCCTTTCGGCGCCAGAACCTAAATCTGGTGCGTCTACCAATTTCGCCACCAGGGCAGTTAATTATTTAATCTACTAACTATATCATCAAATGTTTCAGCAAAAGCTACAGAGATTATTAGTCTTGGACCAGAGGAAACATTTACTGTATGTGTGCAATCTGTTCTTACAAATGCACTTGGGCTTAATAGTCTTTCTTTTTTATCAGATGGCTCACCCATATAATCCCATCTTTCTTTTGTACTATTACCAGGGATACTATATGAATCATAAGTACTACCTGATTTAAGTGTAAATTTATTTTGTACTAATTGCTCGCTTCCCCAACTAATATCTTTCCACCAATACATAGTATCATCAATATTACCCTCGATCATTACATTGAATCTTGTTCTTATTGGAACTTGTTCATTATTAATTCGCATTATATCAACATGCGGATTACCTTCAAACCAAGTATCACTATTACTAGTGAATGCTATTATCCCTTGATAGATAATATTAAGATTATATTTTGATAGAAACTTAACTATTTCTCTACCCGGCGGGCTGATAGGTGATATCAGTTTTTCTGATTCAAGGTCATGATAGTAATTTTGATTAAACTTATGCTTATATATATTTTTTATATATTGTTTAGAAGCAAGTGAAAAATCAAAATTGGTTTGATAGTAGAACATACATTCTATTTAGTTGGCATCCCCCCAAGGACTCGAACCTTGACTAACGGTTTTGGAGACCGGTATGCTGCCATTACATTAGGGAGATATTTTATTTTTTATATAAACTATATCTAGGTTTGCTGCAAAGATTATTCTTTCTATATCAGATTGTGATTTTCTTACCATATGATAGGCTCGGGAAGGAAATACTAATAACATATTTGTTTTAGGCACTATTTCTAAATCTTTAAAAACTATAGGAGCACAATTTTCTTCTGCTTTTGCATAATAAACCACTGACCATCTACTACCACTATTATCTGAATGGCTATGCCATTGTGCATATTCTGTTTTATTATATATTGCCACCCAACTATCTAAAACTTTATTTACAGCTCCATCTCTATCATTAGTCTCAATTAACTTTAATTTATTCTCTATTACATTTATCAATGTGTTAAAATCTGATGTTTTTCTATGAGTATCATAATTACTATGCCAAGAAAAAAGATTTGATGTATTTGATATTGGATATTGTTCTTTGAACTTATAAATTAAATTTACAATTGTATCTGAATCTATTTCAGAAGATAAATCCAATTCATATATTTTATCTATATATTTTTGTTCTATTTCATGGGTGGGTAAAATTCTTTCTGTTGTTTTAACAGAGTCAAGTTTACTTTTTAATTTGTCAATATGATTCATTGTCTATTTACACTAGATATAACAGGATCGTTTTTTACGGTTTCAATTAAAAGTTGAATGTATTTATTTGCTGAACCGATCCTTAACTTGGAGGAAGATAACAGAATCGAACTGTCACCGTGTAAACAGTGGGACGGTTTTCAAGACCGTGTCCGCGCCATGCAGCCTATCTTCCATTATTCTATATTTTACTACGTAACCAATCGGCTACTTTATATAAGTCATCCGGCCCAACTACATTATGCTTTATTGTATTTGCCCTATGACTAATAAAAACAACATTGTCCTTAACATAACCCTTAGATGGAATAATTCTATCTAAAGACGGAGAAGTAGGCGACAACTTATTTGCTTCTCCAAAAATAAATGGCGTCCCAAAAATTGGGCATTTGTCAGTGGCGATAGAATCTAAAAAATTTAAATCTAAGTCAAAGGGTAATGATTTTTTCTTAGCCCTTAGTTTAGCATCTCTAAGATAGTATCTTAGCCGTCCTCGTCTATTTTCAATCATATACATTTCTTCCATTATTCTTTATTTATTACCATATAGAAACACACTATCTACTACGGATCCACGGTTTACGCAGACAATATGTTTTTATATGGTAGGGCCACCGAGATTCGAACTCGGATAGATCGGTTAAAAGCCGACTATTCTACCTTTGAATTATAGCCCCATATATTGGTCCCACATCACGGTAACGATCCGTGTTTTACCGGTTAAGAGCCGGTTACATCACCTTAATGTTTATGAGGGATAAGCAGTATTAAATTTTCTTTAATGTGCCATCCCTAAACCAATACATGGGGTTTAAGAATGACACTATCGTTTAGCACGTTTCATGTCATTACCTCTTTCGTTTAAAAAATCTATTATACAACATTTTAGGTTTGTTGTCAACCTTTATTTGGAGTGGGGAGCGAGATTTGAACTCGCGGATTTACAGTTTTGCAGACTGTTGCATTGGGCCGCTCTGCCATCCCCACACTATTACTTACGATCAGATTTGTCTCTAACTACCTTAACTTCACCTGCAAGTTGTGCTTGGATCATCATATTCTTAAATGCACTACGTTGATCCTTATCAACAAAACTAAACAATGCTGTCATTGTCTTGTTACGTTTAGATAGTTTAAAAGTTTTACCTGGTTTCATTTTATTTCCTTATTAAAAATTACATACTCTTGGCGGAGAGTGTGGGAGTCGAACCCACTCGCCCATTTCTGAGCGTCGGATTAGCAATCCGATGCCTTACCATCCAGCCCACTCTCCGAAATACTTGGTGCCTTCAACTGGACTCGAACCAGTAACCTAACGATTATGAGTCGTTTGCACTAACCAATTGTGCTATGAAGGCATTTACCATAATATAGTATACTCCCGGTGCTTGTCTAAGGCACCGTAACCATGTGGTACACCTTCGTTCGTACTATCTTTTCAGATAAGATAGTACCAATGTAGCACTTCATAATCTATATAATCATATCAGGGTAGGCTATATCCCCACATATAGACAAGAATACACTATATTATAATATTAGCAACAATTACTGCTCTAATATTTTTAGTAGAAAATGAATTAGAATGATACCTTCTAGCATCAAACATAATTGCTTTATTTATTTTTGGAGAGTATCTTTTATAGATTGTTTTTTTATCTGTATTATGATAACCTTCATAATACTCATTAAACAAAATAGTATCTCCTTCACAATCATTCATATATAAAATCATAGTTTTTGAACCCAATTTATGATTATCATAATGAGGCATTAAATATTGATCAGGCTTTATTTCTCCGGGCAATGAAAAATTTATTTTCATTTCTTGAATGTATTTTATATTCACTTCAAATTTACTCTCAATGAGTGGCTTAATATTAGCAAATTTATTATACATATCACTAACTACAGTGTTGTGTAGTATTAACGGGTGAGTAAGCATTCTGTCATTTTCTACATTTATATTACTATCATTTTTTATAAATAGTCTTTCTATTTCCTTTAAGGATGCATTAGTGTCGCTATTATATGTGGTTTTATAGCCGTATTTCCAATTTATTTCTCCGTTGTTAAATATAAGTTTACTCAGTCCATGGACTTCAAACTTATGAAAAAAATTATCAACTACTACAAAATCTGACATTTAATGTTTTATTTTTATTATTTGGTACGACTGACCGGGATCGAACCGGTACGCCCTTACGGACATCAGATTTTAAGTCTGAGGCGTCTACCTAATTCCGCCACAGTCGCATTTCATTTCACTATTATATATCATAGATAGATATATGTCAATTATTTAGGCTATAATCAGTTATAATCTAACCCAAATGACATTCCTGCCCTAGGTGTTAGCGGTATTACTGTATGATACATTTTTCTTGGTACATATATAAAATCATTTGGTTCTAATTCATACGTTACAGTAACATTATCATTAATGATCCATTTTGTTTTTCCAATCATTTGCCAGAATAAAACATCGGCTGTATCTTTATGTGTACCAAACGTGCCTGCTGTTTCTAAGAAAGAAATATAACAATGTGCAGTGCAGGATACTGATTTATCTAAGCACGATATTTTCTCACATAATTCAGAAATCCCGGGAACATTTTTTCCTTGGTGGAAAACAAATCCTGAATTAGATAATATCTTTACGTGTCGTTTCTCTACAACACTGTTGTTTAGTTCTTTTATTATATCATCCCACGTGGGCGGACATAAATTAACATTTTTAAAAAAATGATGTTTTTTATTTTTTCTATTTTCTAAAAAAATACTATCATTTAAAAATTCATACATATCAGCACCTTAAATAAAAACTTCTATATTTGGTAACCTGAGGCTAAATAATAATATGTTACAAAACAAGGCCCGTATTCCATTAAATCTACGCCGTAGAATAATAGAACGTGATGGCTATTATTGCGTGTATTGTGACGAGGACCTGCGTGATGCTGAGATACACATGGATCATGTTATACCTGAATCAAAGGGTGGACCTACATCATACGATAACCTGCAAGTGACTTGTAGAAAATGTAATCTTGCTAAAGGGGTGTTAACTGAATCTGAATTTATGAACAGATTAAGAACCCGAGCAATGAACATTTTAAACAAACTTGGAGCGGGGTAACAGAATCGAACTGTCAGCTTTAGCTTGGAAGGCTAAGGTATTACCACTATACGAACCCCGCAAATTTATTCTATTATATATTCAAATATAACACATATTCTTCTTTCATCAGAAAGATGTTCCGAAACTGCATGATTTACATCACTACCATGGCAAATTAACATGTTAGGTTTAACTGTTATATAATGTACTTTGTCTTGATCAAAATCAGTACAACGTAAATTTTCACGATCATCATCAATAATAGCAAGTTTCCCTGAACCCTCAGGTGCTTCAAGATACAATATACAAACTTGCATCCTTCTATTAGGGTTTGCTACCTGATCAGATGGTCTAATATGTGAATGTGATACTACATAAGAATTTTTATAATTAATATTATGCCAGGTCCTGGTTAAACTAATTTTTTTTATTTCTATGTTTTTAAACATGGATGACCTAGCTTCTATAATTGCAGGTTCAAGTACCTTTTTCAATAAGGAATATCCAACAAGACCTTGAAAATCTGTAACATTGGCTACTGAACTTACCGAATTTCCCTTTTTCTGAATATCCGGGTGATGTGTGGAATCATCTACATACACATGCCCTAAATTAATTAATTGCCTAGTAAAAAGTTTTTTATAAGGTTCAAATTTATTCAAATTATCAAATTCTTTGATATAGACTTCATGACCAAAAATATTATGCAACATACTTTATTTACTCTAGTGAGTAGGGTTTATTAAATTTGTAAGTAGTAGCACCTCACTCATTGCTACCATTCTACCTGTATTTTCTTCTAAGCCGCGGACAGGATAGAGGTACGTAGTACTAGTAGTTACTTAGCAGTTGCCATGTTGCCGGACTCGAACCGTTGCCTCATAAGGTTTTCGACGCCTTACTTTCGCTACATCTACACTTACAAAACTTGGCGCCTCGTAGGGGATTTGAACCCCTGATCTCTACCGTGACAGGGTAGCGCATTAGGCCAGCTATGCTAACGAAGCAATTATATGGTGGAGACAGATGGATTCGAACCACCGCGCTGTTAAGAAAAGATTTACAGTCTTTCGCAATCGACCACTCTGCCATGTCTCCAAACTCTTGACGCAATCGGAACAGTACTCCGATATCTACACTAAGGTACCTCAGTGTCGTTTTGTTCTAGTATTAAACTATGCGAAATTAAAAATGTAGCTGTCAGTTGATCTCCGACAGTTGCCCACGCTTCTCACCTGACTACAAAAACTTGGTACTCGGTACGAGATTCGAACTCGTGTACCCGCCGTGAAAGGGCGGTGTCCTAGGCCCCTAGACGAACCGAGCATAAAAATTGTGCGTATCTTAGTCACGATAGTTATCGAAATTTCTATCTACAGACCCAAATAACAATCTCCGGAAGATTGTCCAACCTGCACAAATTCACTATATGAAAATATATTAACTGGGGAGAAACGCAATTAGCAACACCACTTGCTTACAATTGACTTACTCTTATTACAGCCCACTGTTTAATCCGTCGCTAACCGGGAGATGCCTATCCCTTCAGTACTGTTGGCTTTGGTGTCGCCTCAACCTATCCTCTAGATCCCTGCTTCATGCCTACTAGTGACCCGAAAATTAATCCAAAGACAATCACGTTCAGCCTAACGGAGTGGGTAACCCTGTTAATACATTTACATATAGAGCCCTGTAACTTAAACAGGGATATATGATTCTTAAATTTTAAAGAACATTTGGCTGAGACCTGCTCATTTAATGTTTCCTGCTTGACTTTTTGCTATTGCTAGCGTGTCTCGCTTTTTGAAACAACCTCTTAACTAATGAATGTAGTATAACACAACATCCATTTATTGTCAAACTATTTTTAAACAATCTGACAATATTTTTTTAAAGAACCTAGTTGAGTAGTACGATCACTTTTCTCAACTCATGCTATGATTATAGCACCAAGACCATTTAATGTCAAACTATTTTTGTTGTATTTTTTACAACAACTTTGGTATTTGGTCCGTCGTAACAGAATCGAACTGCTATTTAGGGAGTAGAAATCCCCTGTATTATCCATTATACGAACGACAGATAATTCTTAACTTGCCGACAGTATATCACACTAGTGATTTATTGTCAAGTTTAGGCGATTAGGGATTGTCTGAATTTTTCTAATTCAGCTTGGGATAGAATCAATTCCATTTTGTTCTGTTCGGCCGCAGGATCTTTGGCCCAGTCGTAGGTAGTGTACACACGAACATGATAATGTCCCGTAGGTATATCTAATTTGCGAGTTTCACAATACAATTTATATCCACTAGTATCATTAATTAACATATTTACCTTTCAATTATTATTGGAATAAACCCCAAATTAAACTTATTTACATCGAATGTTTTACTCATTTCTATTGCTTTTACAGTTGCAATATCATAACCCAATGTTATGCGAGTTCCGTTGTATGGAGTATCAACTACGACACGATGTTGTCTATGTCCTTGGCCGATATATATATTTCCTATTTTATTTTTAATAGAATAATTTTTAAATTCAGTTGTAGAGTCTTTTGGGTCTATACTAATGTATCCATGAAAGGGAAACTTATGATCATGCCAATCTAGTACTTCATTTTGCTTATGATAATTTAACCAGGATTGAAACCAAAGATTAGAAGAATAATCATCTTCGGATGAGTGTTGATCTTTTAAATAATCTTTAATTACAAATAATAACTCTTTATAAATTTGATAAAATAAAACACTACCACTACCACTAGCTAAAGAAAAAATATTATACATGCCATAATCCCACGTGGATCCTTTTTTGCTGTCTTTAAACAATTCTCTATAATTAGCATGATGTAGATTACCTTCATACCTAATCATATTAATATTTTTAGCAATGAATTCTGAATTATATATTCTATAATTCATTTCTATGTTATTCTCAATTAAATTAACCATATATTAACACTTAAAAATTGGCTCCCCAGGAAAGGATCGAACTTCCGACACGTTGATTAACAGTCAACTGCAACTACCGCTGTGCTACTGGGGAATAAAAACTAAAATAAAACTGGTGCCCCAGTAAGGAATCGAACCTTCTTCTAATGCTTACAAGGCAATTGTAATACCAATATACTACAAGGGCAATTTCAATAGTAGTGATGTTACTCACTACTATCTTTATTTAATATGAATTATACACTAGGTTGAATTTGTTGTCAACCTAGTTTAGTAGAATTCTACTGTGCTTTGGAACACCTGCTAACAAGTAATCCATTTGGTCAGCAAGAATGTTACGATGTTGTAAAATCATATTTTCGTAATGGTTTGGGACATAAGGTGTGTACAGAAGTTCCATGCGGGCTTCTTTCAATGTCTTATGACCCTTCTTACTATTACAATCTTTACATGCAGTAACAACGTTCATCCAAGTGTTTTGTCCACCTAAAAATTTAGGGACAATATGGTCCCTGCTTAAGTGATGGTAGTTAGCGTGGTGTTTACCACAATACGCACACACTTGCCGGTCCCGACCAAACAATGTTCTGTTAGTCAATGCTACATTAGCATGTTTGTAAGGGTTGAATCCGTGACCTTTCACAGCGATAATACTAGAAGTTTCAATATAACTTTGATCGCCGGAGTTTTGCATACCCCCACGATACTTTGCTACAATTTCACCCATGCTCCATGCTACCGCATCTTTAGCGTGGTATGTAATTGCGTCATCGTGCGAGATCCATTGTCTTGGAACTCCTGAAATATCTAGTGCTAGAACAGCCATGTTGTCTCCTTTTCTGCTATTGTCACTATAACTATTTACTCTTTGCTTGGCGAGCCCTGCAAGAATCGAACTTGCATCTCAAGTATCGGAAACTTGTATGCTATCCATTGCACTAAAGGCTCATGTGTAACTATAACACACTATTGAATTATTGTCAACCAAAACAAAACCCGACTAGCGGGTTTTTGTGAGAGTGTGTATTTGGTAAAGTTTTACTTCCTGTCAAATGCCCAGGCTAAAACTCCAATTGCAACCAATCCAACTAAGCCTTGGCTACCAAGTGCTGTAATGAATTTGATTACATTAGCAAGAATATCCAATCCGATGAATGGTACTGCTGCTCCGAAGATGATTTGTAGGATTACGCCCACCGCTAAAAGTTTTACACCTAAGTCTAAAACGCTACTTAGAAAACCGCCTGCGACAGCGAATCCTTTGTTCATTGCTTCCATATTTTTTGTTCCTTTCACAAACTAATATTTAGCCTGTTTAGGAAGGCATAAGACCGTTGTCTTATTGCTCAGTAAATCTACACTTATTGTGTAGTAAGTATGTATATTTGGTGCAACCTAGAGGAATCGAACCTCTTTCAACGGTTCTTCAGACCGCCGCTATGACCACATCAGCTAAAGTTGCAAATAGGTTTTCAAGCAACCAACTATCCTTTCAGACTCATTGGGTTGTCTCGTGTAAGAGAGTTTATACTACCTTATAATCGTGTGCGGTGTCACACAGCCAACCAAAACTGTGTTAGATTATTTGGGACTCAATCTTACCGTCTAGCTTGAAATTTGGTGGTCAACCCATAGAGCAAGGCTCTACAATGCCAACCGTAACTTGGTACCCCGCCTCGGAGTCGAACCGAGAACACTCTTCCTTTTGAGAGAAGCGACTTTGCCAGATTTGTCCAGCGGGGCAGGAATGGGCTTTTCACCCAATTGGCCCTAGACGGGCTGTCGATAGTTTTCTTTCACACTATCCTAGTTTGGTGCCCTAGGCGAGATTCGAACTCGCACTTGATGGCTTCTTAGACCATTGCCTCTACCAATTGCGCTACCAGGGCATATATGTATTCAACATCCCATAGCCGGGATTTTGTTTTATCCTAACATTAATCTTTGCCACAACCCGAATCAATAGCGCAAGTGTTGCCTGACTCTGTTTGTGTTGCTTGTTATATCTAGGTAGTTTAACGAAATACCAAAGTAAATTTTTACATAATACCAAAGTAAATTTCTCCTACTCGCACTTGCCACAAGTCCCGAACTTCCTCTGTTGCCAGCGTTAGGTCGGATGTTGAAATTTTGGGGTAACCAATGGGGAACGATCCCATTCTATCACTTTCACAGAGTGAGGTGCTAAACCTTTACACTATGGTTACCATATTACTTTATAGAAAAATTACAAGAAATTATTGTTTTTCTTTTTTGAGAAAGATTCGGCGGAGAACGATGTAACATCCAACTAGGAAATATTAATAAATCACCTTCTTTGACATTTGGGGAGATATATTTTGATGTAATACAATCTTTAAATTGTGTTCCCGGAGAATCATCGGCAAGTTCTACATAATACACTATAGACCACCTAGAATTTCCATGATGGTGCCAACTATGATAATGCAATTTATTATATTGTTGATACCAGATAACTGAAGGATTAGAGTCTAGTTTGTCATATTCAATTATATCAGAAAATTTTCTTAGAGATTTATCTATCAATGGCATTATTATTTTATAATACAATCTGGTTTTTTCTTGTGCAAAATAATCTGTTTTGTAAATATTTTGGCCCGTATCAATTTTCCCCTGTATTTCATCTTCATTAATTATTTTTAACAAAGTTTCTTTAATCTCCCTGTGTTCTGTCAACGGAACAATAAAGTAAGGAATTTGAAAAGTATCAGTATATGTCATACGGTATTTATATACAAAATAAAACAATTAAATAATTGGTCTGTGTGGCAGGATTTGAACCTGCGATTTCTCACTTCCAAGGCGAGTAGATTAAACCAGACTTTCTCACACACAGATAAAATTGGTGGACACATGTGGGATTCGAACCCACGACATCCTACTTGCAAGGCAGGCGTTCTTCCAACTGAACTAATGGCCCATAAATACTGGTACCCAGTGTTGGTTACGATCCAACTACAACCGCCTTATCAAGACGGTACCTCACCATTCGGTCTACTGGGCAATAAATACTATTATGAAAACCTACAAGAATATTACTCCAGGAGGTTTAAACTTTCACCTATCATTGATTGATGGTGTTTGTTGTATGATTGTGTATGACAGATACTTTTGTGAGTATCAAATACAATATTTTACTAATATCAACAAAGCATTACGCTTTATCAATAATCTTTGATTGGTGGTAATAGTTGGACTCGAACCAACGATAGGTTGCGTATGAAGCAACTGCATTAGCCACTATGCTATATTACCATATAGAAACACACTACCAAGAGTCTGATTCTTGTTAAGACGCATCAGCTTTGTGTTCTAGACCACGCTGCCTAACTTCGTCATAATATGTTTATATATGGTGCTCCCTACTGGTAACGATCCAGTGTCTATACATTACCAATGTATTATAATACCTTTATACTAAAAGAGCAAATTGGTGCGACCGGAGAGATTCGAACTCCCGACTCCTAAGTTCGTAGCCTAGTACTCTATCCAACTGAGTTACGGTCGCATTAATTGGAGTCGCATACGGGTTTCGATCCCGTCTAGTCACCTTGAAAGGGTGATGACCTCACCAGAAGTCTAATGCGACATAATAAAACAGGATAGCATTTTTTTTCATAAACGTTGAAAGTTTTTTTGATTTGCTGTTGCTATCCTAAAACTGGTGCCTCATGGCATATATCTTCTCCCGACAGGACTTTCACCTGTAATATGTACAAACATCCATGTACCTTGCTTATGCAACTGAGGCGGTTTAGCCCCTCAGACTGACGAGAAATTTGGCTCCGTATCTGGGTAACGATCCCAGCTAGTCATTGATTAACAGTCAAGTCCGTGCACCATGCTCGGATTCTACGGAATAAATTACTGGCATCCTCTACGTGGGGACTCTTACCCCGCTTTTGCATAGCTGTGTATCACTGCATGAGTCACCGAGGAGCCAAGATGACTAGCGTTTACTTTGTGGCTCTTGCTTTCCACTTGATTTTGGCAGGGGCACTAGGGATCGAACCTAGGCTCACAGATTCAAAGTCTGTTGTGCTACCATTACACAATGCCCCAATAAATTTGTAACACACTATTTCTAATATGTGTATTAAAGCACTCTACATGGGTACGTACCCACTTGTCCCTGCAAGAATCCTCACAGGTAGAGAATGCTTTAATACGCTACGATTTTTTGTCTCACAATAGAAACTCCATCCCGTAGGCCGCCCATTCGCCCATGTTTAAAGTGCAGGCTAGGATCTCGTTTCCTATACACACTATCTCTCCACTACGCAACTTTATAGCTGCTTCTTAATTAACCCTTAGTATAACAGAGTATCCATTTACTGTCAAACTCTGTTATGTTGTTTTTATACAACACAAAAACAAAAACCCCTGAGTACTTTCGTATCCCAGGGGTTGAATAAATTTGTTATGATGTAACTAGTTATTCCGTTCCCCGGGCACCTCTTTGGTTATCATTGCCGCGAATACTTGTAGGATATGATACCGCAACGGCCGCTAAGGTCTCTATAGACCATAGTCCCGTATGTTTCGGCATGTAACAAGTTTTATTCATCATTGTATTCTATTTAGTCCTGGTTAAAAATAACAGCAAATAACATAGTGTTTTTTACTGTTTATGCATGTATTGTATAGCATCGTCCTATTAAAGTCAACAGTCAGTTTACCCAAATTAAAATATACCGGGGTCTGCGTAGCCCATTTGTTCAAACCCCCAACTACGTTCATTGCAGCCGTTACAATTATAACATTTTCCAGGCATGTTACAACTATGTGTTAATTCAAATAATTTTTCTTGTTTAAACTGAACAATTAAATCTACAATATGACTTTTGTTTAAATCTTTAAGTGGGTATAACCGAGAATCAGAGTTGTTCCATTTAATAGGATCTCTCCATCCTATAGTGAATGCAGCCAATTCTTCAATCAGTCCCATGTATAATATATTTGACTTTTTCAAAGCATCCGTAGCACCTGTTTCTACTTGCATATTTTCAGACAGCGTAGGGTCACCTACTATTTCAGTCGTTGTCAAAGGTAAATTAAATAAATCATGTACATAATTTATTATGTCAGGGGCGTATTGGGGAGATCCATCTTTTCTAAGAATAGTGTAGGGAGTAATTTTATGTGTGAATCCTGCTTCAGCATTTAACTTTACTAGCAAATAATAAAGCAAAGCACTATCCATCCCTCCACTGACAAGAACTCCAACTCTTTTCCGTAACGGATGTAGCCAAATGTTTAGTGTTCTTCTATCACTATCCGGGCCGCAATCTACTATCAATCTAGTTTTAATTAAACTCATTTGGTACCTATAATCATGTATCTTGTAAAAGCCCAATCAACATAATCATCATTTTCTGGCACAGCATAATCAAATTTTTTAGAGCCTAAATAATCAATCTTAGATAACGGGTAAGTCTTTATAAAACTAGACAATGATTCACTATGCACAAAATGATCATCATGTAACATATTGTTACCCTGAAGTATTATTCTAGTTCCTGCAGGAATATTATTAAACCAATCCGTAGACGGAAAATGTTCAGTAGAAGTGTTAATAACCAAATCACAATTGCCTTCAACTATGTTACTGCAATCTCTAGTATGTGCGTTGAATTTACGTTGTATTACCCAGTTGTCGTTAATCATTCTTGCAACTGATTCGCATTCTGGATCAATATCAAAACTTTCAATATAATTAACTTTGAATTTTCCGCGACTGAATAATAAAAAAGCGGTCATAGCGTACCACCCTCCATAAATGTGAGTAGTATCACTAGACCACTGTAAATTCTCTAATTCTTCACATAGCCAAATTTTACTAGTAATCTGACCGTGAGTGAACGAATCTTTGTTTATTAGCATTGTCTAATAGATTAGAGGGCCATTTCCTCATAATCTTCCTTACCACATCCGCACTCAGGGCATACATGGTCCTCAGGAAGTTGTTCCCATTTACCTTCAGTTATTTCATCGTGGACATGGCCACATATTACACAAACGTGTTCCATTATAGTTCCTCCAATTTTTGTTGATACGCTGCGGCGTGACGTTTTTCTACTTTAGCTAAGGCAGCAAATCGTTTCCCAGCTTTATTCAATAATTCTTTGAATTGTTCCGCATGTTCTTTTGATTCTTGTATTTGCATATTTGCTTCGTTAGCAAAAACTAAATCACCTTCAAATTCAGCAGTTTCTTTAAAGTCTGGGTACATAATTTCAAATTCATATGTTTCCCCTTTGATTGCCATTTCTAAACATTCTTTAGTTGTAGGCTTCTTAATCATTAACTCTAAGTGACCCCATGCATGTAGAATCTCTTGGTCTGCGGTGTGTTCAAAATGTTTTGCTATTTCTTCATGACCTTCTTCTCGGGCAATTTTAGCAAAGTAACGATATTTGGTATGTGCTTGTGACTCTCCAGCAAAAGCGTCAGCTAAGTTTTCCATTGTTTGTGACATAATTCCTCCTAGTGTGTCTGAAATTATTTATCTTGTGTCAAGGGTCAATCTTCTTTTATATATAACCCGTTACTACGTTTATCTCTAGGATGATCTATATCTTGGTCAAACTTTCGTTCTTTAAGTGTTTTTTCCCCAAACACTTTTTCACCATGACATAACAAACATTTTGGATTACCACAATCTAATGCATGATGCTTTGCTAGTCTATGTGGTTCTTTAATGAATTTTGTATGGCCCATATGCCCCATTTCTTTAACAATTTTTAATTGTTTATTGATGGCATTATCATCCTTAAGCAAACGTCTACTATGCTTAAGTTTATCAGCTTCGGTACTCATTTTAGTGCTTCTTTCTGTAATCTTCTACTGCGGCTTTGATGGCGTCTTCGGCGAGTATGGAGCAGTGGATTTTAACTGGGGGGAGGGAGAGGTGTTCGGCGATGGTAGAGTTTTTGAGGGTTGCAGCTTCATCCAATGTCTTACCCTTGACCCACTCTGTGACAAGACTTGAAGAAGCAATTGCCGACCCACACCCGTATGTCTTAAATTTGGCATCTGATATTATTCCTGTTATTGGGTCTACTTTGATTTGCAGTTTCATTACGTCACCGCATGCTGGGGCACCGACCATTCCCGTACCCACATCTTCATCTTCTTTATCAAAACTACCTACATTACGTGGGTTCTCATAGTGGTCTATCACTTGCTGTGAATATGACATTATTTAGCCTCTTTACTAAGCATTGCTAAAACTTTTGCTTGTATGTTTTTAGCAAATTGTGGTTGAGGGAAGTTCCATCCGACGAATGCACCTAAAAATAAATATAACAAAGTTTCTAACATAATATGTCTCCTTTACAGTATTTAGTCAGTTGAATTATCTTCTAAGACGTTCCAGCCTAATTTGAATAAATCTTCACGTATCTCATCAGTAACTACACTTTCACCAACATATGCTTTAGCTTCAAAAAACTCTCGTCTTTGATGATCATCCATATTCTGAAATACTTCATCAATTGGTTCATCACTCTGTATACCAGTACAGTACCAATCCATGTAGTCGCCTTGTTCACGCATATCAGCAACTATTGCCCCAGCATGTCTCCAACTAGCACCCCATTTTTTACCAGTTAGTATAGGCCATACATCATTTCTTTGAAACTCATTATTACAAATTGCTGCGTATAGGTGTTGAGCATATACATTATCACTTTTAGTTTTTTCTATGATCCACTGAGTGGAACGCAAGTCATACTCTAAGTTATCTTTACGCCACTCTGGGTCTTGTGACCTTAATTTATCCTGCAGGTCATAATCCTCATAATGCTGTATGCTACTAATAGCATCTTCATTCAATGGATCTTCTGCTAATTTTTCTCTATACATTTTAGTACGAAACTCATTTCTTGTCGGACTTCTGTTCATTACTCACCTTATGCTTGCTATAGAAAATGTGATTACCAATTATTGCTACTTGTTTATAAGGCCACAATGGATCAATATGTATTGAATGAAAGAATAGTGCTGACTTGGGAACAACATTCTTATACATATCGAAAACCATTACATCATATGCAACTTGTAATGCTCGTTTGTATTTTGGGTTTGATTTGTTTGGATCGCTTTTATCTTCACAAACCCAACTAAACTGACATACTACATTTTCGTTAATTAATGTTTTTTGGTAGATAACTTTGCAAGGTGTTTCAGCAAACCCATGATTAACACGATTCAACACTACTCTTGCAACTGCGGCTTGTCCGGGCATCGCTTCTGCCCCTGCTTCATAATAAATATTTCTTGCCATACATGCTATTTGCTTCATATCAATTTTCTTTAGAATAGGTAAATCAATAGCAATTTGAGTTGGCGAAGGAATAGCCATGATTGTTAAAAACATCATGGTCATTATTATTAACTTATTTTTTAATGATAATAACATAATTTCCTTTCACTGTAGTATACTACAGTTTTGTTGAATAACCAAATCATTTGGTTATTCTATCCAGCAATCGCAGTTACAAAGTATAACTTGTTCGATTGCTGCTTGCACTGGTAGTGATGCGGGTAATAGCACCCCAGAAGTATATATCGGGTTAAGTGATGGTGGGATTAATTTAGTATACGGCGATCCAGCTAAACTGCCCGGAACAATTGGTCCGCCGCCTTGTGCACCTAAGCCCCCGCCGGCTCCCGGACCGTTAAAGAAACCTCCGCCACTAGCAACGCCACCGGCTGTATTAGGAGCAATGGCACCAGACGCAGTAGATGGAACTGTTCCAGCGGGCATAGTAACTTGACTTATGCCGGCAGTGCCTATGCCAATATCGGGACTAGGTACAGGCAATCCGTCCGGTGTACCTATACCCAATACTGCTGCAACTGATGAGGCAGGGGCTCCTAAAATACTAGGTTGTACTTCAATAGTATTTTGTGATGGGTTGGTAATTGGATTAGTGGGGTCAGTTGTATTAAACGGATTTGCTGGATTATTAGGATTAATTGCTTGATTGGGGCTAGTTTGAACTGGAGCTGTAGTCACTAAGAAATTTGTAGTAGCTGGATCAAAGTAACCTGCAGGCTCAGTATTGAACGGGAATGCAGGTGCTGAATTTGCTACTGTACCATTAGATATTAATTCTATTTGTTCTGCTATAGATAAAACATCATCTATAACGTCATCAGTTGATATACCGGCTTCTAACAATCTTGCTTTATTTCTTTCTGCTCGCATCATTGCAACTATACTCTGACCTGCATTTTTATCTAAATCTGATATAGCTTCTAATGTTTGTGCAGCCATATTTGGTTCTGTCAGTTTGGAATACGCAGGAACCAAATCAGTAAAACTATATACCATTATTGGATATGGGAATAGAGAATCTGTTCTTGGGTTTGGTATTAATGATAATCCTGTATTTCTAGTCCTTTGTTCAATATTCAATTGTGTCCCTAAATTATCCCACATATCATTTAATTCTAATGATTGACCGGGATGTGTTGAACGAATTATTGCAATCTCTGCATTAGCAGCGTCAATATAATGTTGCACGGCGGTATTCATAGCTGGCCAACCTGATCCTCCGTATGTGGTAGGTGGTTCCTGAATAGTTACAGTTAATGTTGCGGGGCCGGCGGGGGGTGTGGGCGAAGTACCAGTGCCATTATAGACATTAGTTCCGGTTGAGTTTAGTAATGCAGTAAGTACTTTACCATAAGTAGATGTAACATTAGCTGAATTGGTATCTATTGTAGTTGTTATAGTTGCTCCAGACCCATCAGTAAATGTTCCAGTTGGTGCTGCTGCTCCTCCCCTTCCATAACCACCGCCTCTATCAAACGATGATATACCGGTGATAGCTGTTATTTTATAATAATAAGTATAGTTGCCAAGCCCATCATCGACGGCTGTAGTAGAATAACTTGGGACAACAGTTAAGGTTGCTTGTTTCCACGTTACCGCTAAATAAAGATTTTGATAGATAGTACTTAATGTATTTGATTGTAATGCTTTAATAGCCGGTTGTATTTGTACCCAGGGATAAGGTAGACCGGACATACACCCAAAGAAATCAGAAAATGTATATGTCCCATATGATCCACTTCCTAAGGCCATTAAAGCAAGCGCAGCCTCTGCCTCAGAGGTGTCCGTTGGAACATCAGTTCCGTTAACTAAGTTTAATCCTCTAATAGTTTCTAGTGTAGCTGCTACTTGTGCAAATTTCTCAATTGGAATATTTCGTATATTTTTTATTTGTTGCATTGTTGCAGAAAATGCACCGGCGGCGGTTGCTAAATCTTTGGGTAATATACCGTCAAGATATGATCCAAACCCTTCTGGCATTATCTGTAGATTAACTTGTATGGTACTAGATGTTGTTACTGCTACCGCCGCAATATCCTCAGGTTGTACTGTGGGAAGTAGCGATGCTGAAAGTGTTATAGTAGAATTTATTACTCCTTGGTCATTTAAATTTGATTCTATTGTTGCTGCTGCAATTGCTTCTACTTGTACCGACGCTGCCATTGCCGGCGGAATTATATTAGGAATATTATCTGTACCCCCACCATTATCCACGGCGTAGGTCATCCCATTCACAATACCACCACCTTCAATTTCCGCTCTAAGATTAAGAAAATCTCTATACATCTGTACCATATATTATCCCCTAAACGTTCTAGTGACCGGCGGTTGGGGCGGCGTGGGGTAAGCGGCTCCCACAGAACTTCCGCCACCTTCTAGTCGTCCGACTCCTCGTCCGACTGGTATAGCAGGTGTGCTTTGCCACAATCCCTGTGCAAGAGCCGCAACATCATGCTGATTCCAAGATTCTCTGTCAGTATAATTTGGTGCTGCTACTGGTGCTGCTACTGGTGCTGCTACTGGTGCTGCTACTGGTGCTGCTACTGGTGCTGCGACCGGGGGCGCACCCGGTGGTATTACTGTACCAACTTGTGCTACTACAGCAGGGGCAGTGAGCCCAGGACTTACTGAGTTAATAGTAAATATAGGATAATATGTTTTACTATTTGTTGGGCCAGGCACAGCATTATATAACGGCACAGTTAATGTTAGATAACTATTAGGAAACATCTTTCTAACATCAAGCAAATCTGCTAATGTAACAAGACCTGCTGTATTACAATTTAATGATACTAATATCTCAGCCAAATCAACACCGGTTATTATTAAAAATGCAGAATATGTTTTTTGTTGCTGCTCTGTAGTAACATTTGTATTATTTGAAATATTATCTATATCAATTGTAGTTAATCCAGTAGACAATAAAGCAACTGAAACTGATGCAGTAATCGCATTATATTTCTTAAGAGTTACTAATAAATTAGAAGGATAACCAAATGTCCATATTGTAGATAAATCTAATGCTTTACCCAAATTAATTAAATCTCTTCCAAATACTTGAGGGGATAAACTTACATTAGTCACATCAGCCGTAACCAAATCATTCATATTACTATATGTGCCTTTAAGGAACCCTATAGAATTCTGTGCAGACATAATAGATTTATTTGATAAATCAATAAATGAACCAGCAGATATAAATGATCCGCAAAAATCATTATACATGCTAGTCAATGCTAATGTATTGTTGTAATTAAATTCATTATATCCCTGCCAGGGATATAATCTTACATATCCCCAACTAGCCACTGCTCCAGTATATCCAGCGCCTGCCCAACTAGGAAGACCTGTATAAGTATACGTTGGTGGAGGACTATTACCTAATGCAGGTATAGTGCTACTACCCATTGTAGTAATATTAGCATAAGTAGGTGAATCCACTACCCCGTATGAGGCGTTGATTGCATAAGTAGCCCAATATAAACAAGTATTAGTTATTACCGTCCCGGGAGTGTATGAAGTAGAACTGGTACTAGTGCCTGCATAAGAAGAGGTGGGTTTATTAACCCAAAAGCCTTTGCCTTGGATTAAACCACTCATTACATTTACACCCAACGGAGTTTGTTTTCCTGTACTCATGGGCAATTTATATTAGGACTACCTTGAACGATACTATGACCGCAGGTGTTTCCTGATCCTACTCGTAATACGGGACTTCCTTCTGCTATTACAGATGGACTTCCAGCAGTGGTTGTTGGTGCATCGTGCGGAGGATGAGGTTTTCCCCATGGGGCATGAGGGGTGATGCCACTTACATGTAATCCCACTTCAATTCCATTAGCAATAACCGACTTGGCGCCGCGTATAATTTGCCCGCCAGTTTGATTTGCATCACCCTTCCTACTCAATGCTGCCATTTATTATCCCATTACTATTTTCTTGTCTGGCAATTTAATACCAGTTGTTGCTTCTATGTATTTATCCTTGATGTTATCGTCGGTATTTGCATAAAAGGCAATCGCACTAGTATTTAGCGTTACATTTCCGCGTTGTTCTGCGGTAAACATACTAGGGATCATCTGCATACCCTGCTGACTGGGTGCAATTGACACTGGTTCTGTAATAATAACGTTATTCTGACCTATTTCTAAAACTTTGGCAATCATTTCTTCGCCGCTGTTCAACTTAAATGTATATACTTTTCCTGTTTCCATTAGACACTTTCTGTTAATTTTTGTTTGAGTTCATTAAACCCACCCACAAGTTCTCCATCTAGGAAGATTTGTGGAACTGTACGGGCATTTGGTACTGCCTCTAATAATTCTTCTTTAGTGTAACCATCACCAATTTTCTTTTCTTCAAACTGTATCCCTTTACTTGTTAACAATGCTTTCGCTTGGTCACAATAAGGGCAGTGGTACTTACTCCATACTATTGCTTTCATATTATTTCCTTTATAAACTTGGTAGTTGGTCGTAATCAAGTTGTTCACTCATCACACCCAATACGTAATTAGTTGATTCATTCTCTTGTAGTGCTGTCTGCTTCTTGCTTGTATCGCTATGTTTGTTGAACCATGGTATAGGAGTACTCTTTGGACTATTGCCCTGATACTTAATACCGATCTCTTTCAATGCTCCTACTGCTGTGTAATCAACAAAGTCTTTTAACACATTAGCATTCAACCCAATGACCGGGCCTTTGTTAAACAAGTAATCTGCCCAGGCTTTTTCTTCACGGATAACATCAGCATATAACTGATATACTTCACTTTCGCATTCTTGCTTGATGGCAGCAAAACGACTATCATCTTTGATTACTTGATTAATAAGATAAGCAGTCCATCCTTTATGTAGAAGTTCATCTTGGAGAATTAAACTGATAATATTACCATTGCCAATAAAGATTTTGTTCTCAACCATTGCTAGTGATGTAGCAAATGATACCATAAAGCGGAATGCTTCTAGTGCATAACTGGCATGTAATGCCATCCAAATTGCTTTAACATGAGATTCTTCTGAAACAGTTTTTGGATTAATCTCTTTAAAACAATTTAATTCGTGTAGTTTGTCATAGTAGTTACCAACACTACTAGCCATATCTATAATTTCTTGTGTGTCATGTATAGTATTGAATACTTCTTTTGGTACATTATAGATGTTACGAATAATATGACTATAACTCTTACTATGTATATTTGTTTCAAAGAATGTCCAATTATATATCAATGCTTCAAGTTCTGGCAATGATACAACAGGAGTGAATACTTGACTTGGGCCGCGACCTTGTAAACTATCTAATGCTGTTTGTCTTAATAAGTTGCTAGTAAAGATATGTTTAACGGCATCACTGGCTTCTTTGAAGTCATTAGCATCTTTAGTTAAACTAATTTCTTCTGGTTGCCAAAAGAATCCTCTTGCTGTTTCTTCAAACTTAGCAATCTTTGGATACTTAACTTCCTCAAAGCGTTGAATAGTTACCGGACCTGCAGGGTCTAGAAACATCTTACGATTTAAGTAATCTGTTTTGGTGTTTAAGTTATATTGTGCTTGGCTCATAATTGTATATTGTAATAATATGATAGGTCATTTTTTATTGTTAAACTAGATAAATCTGGATAATTCCATATTCCTGTGTTTATTTTACTAAGCATTGCTTCAGCTAAATATTCATTTATTTCTTTAGTAAGATGCCCCGCTAAAATTGATTTTTCATTTCCCAAACATTCACCAATTTTTTCTTTACTATAATTAGTGCCTAGTAAAAGTTTTAGTTGATATTCACATAAATACATAAAGGTGCGATTACTTGGTATTTTTAGTTTGGTAAACCAGGCTTTAGAAAACGATTTCTCAAAACATGGATAAAATATAATATTTTCATGTAGCGATTCTATTTTTTGCAACATTAACTCAGACATTTCACGATTATATAAATCGTCCGACATAATAAACCAGCCTTCTAAATTACGTAATATTTTTTTATCATCTACAGTTAATTTATCTGGATATTTTTTAAAAATACTTGTTATCGCTCCTATCCCACTAACAGATCGTACTTTCATTTTTGTATTTTTATCTATAGAAAGTTTTAACTGGTCGGTGTATCGGTACGGATCCGTTACTGCAAATATTATCAAATCATATTTTGTATAAGTTTTTAAAAATTCTTGATAGGAGTAAAACAAAGATGTGCCATACCGAGCATAATTTTCTATATTACAATTTAACTTATTTTCTAATATTGCGGACCAATGGTATTGTTTTCCCTCAGGCTGGTAATAACCAAAACTATCTCCGTAAATTCCTATTTTCATAATTTGCAACTTTCGCAATCTTCTTCATCATCAAAATTTATTGGCTCTAACATTGTTGGTGCTATCTCAGCATCTGCTTTACTACCTTGTTTATTAATTAAACTATAGTAGAAAGTTTTTAGGCCCCACATATGTGCCTGCATCAAGTTCTTTGCTATCAATGTAGTTGGAACTTTACGGTCAGCATAGTGTGCAGGATTATAGAATGTATTTGTGCTGATACTCTGGTCAATGTATGCTGCTAGTACCGCAGCGGTTTTTAAGTAACCATCACAATCTTTTTGTTCCCACATCAATTGATACTTATTCTTTAGTTTATGATACTCTGGAACAACTTGGGTGAAACTTCCTGCTTTGGATTCTTTAACACTAATCAAACTCATTGGCATCTCAATGCCGTTTGTGCTGTTGATAACTACGCTACTTGATTCTACAGGAGCAATAGCCATTTGTGTAGCATTACGGACTCCATGTTCTTTCATGTTAGCACGTAATGTTTCCCAGTCTAGTTCTGGATTAAAGTCTGTTAATTGATTAACACCATTGGCTCTTAGTTCCCAGGGGAATACGCCTTGGCCATATCTTGTCTTGTCGCTACCTTCACACTTGCCACGTTCTTTAGCAAGTTCTACTGACGCTTCTGTTAGATAGTATGCTAAGTGTTCTGCCCAGATTTTAACTTCGGCCAATGAATCTTTCTCCCCGTACTTTAAACCACGCTTGGCATGCCAGTATGCTAAGTTAGTGACACCAATGCCTAGCGGACGAATCTCATCGTTGCTTAGTTTAGACTGGATGGAAAGAAAGTCTTGGTAATCCAATATATTGTTAAGACTCCTATGTAGAATGCGACAAGCGCGGCGCATATCTTCGGGATTACGGAATGCTCCCCAGTTGATACTGCCGAGAGTACAGAGTGCGATACGTCCTTCCTTATCGTCAAGTCTCTTAAATGATTTTGTTGGTAAAAGTATTTCACAGCATAAATTACTCTGGTAAATTGTATGATATTCAGGATCAAATGGTCCCTGCTTCATTACATTATCAATGAATACTAGATAGATTCTACCTGTGTCTGTACGTTCTTTTAGTATTCCACTTTTGAATACCTCTTCGGCATTCATTGTCTTTTTGCGTAAATCTTTACGCTTTTCGTATTTAGTATAAAGTTCTTCAAATAGTTCGGTGTTGCTATAGAATGCTTCATATAGATCGGGCACCTCGTTAGGATCAAAGAATGTTATGTTCTCTTTGTTCTTAAATCTACGCCAGAAGAAAGCACTAAGCACTACACCATAATCCATATGACGTACACGAGTTTCTTCTGTGCCTTGATTGTTTTTAAGAACAATTAGATCATCAAACTGATGATGCCATATAGGGTAAAAGACAGTGGCGGAAGCATTACGAATACCACCCTGACTACAACTACGCAAGTCGCCGAACCATTTCTTTAAGAATGGTATCATGCCAGTATGCATGATTTCTCCACCGCGAATGGGACTACCTAATGGACGTAGACGTCCGATCTCTAGTCCAATGCCAGCACGTTTGCTAGCATACTTAGCCATCATCTCTCCTGAAGCAAAGATACTGTCCAAATCATCGTCACTACGAATAAGCACACAACTACTAAATTGCTTGGTTGGAGTTCCCAAGCCAGCCAGCACAGGGGTAGCCAATGTGAAAAGACCATCACTAGCAGCATTGTAGTATTCTCTGATGTATCTGAGTCTTGCGGTGTTTGGTTCTTCACTGTGAAAAACTGTTGCTGCTGCAACCATGTAACGAATTTGAGGTGTTTCATATATTTCTTTTGTTGAACGATTCTTTACTAGATACTTTTCAATCAATTGTTCAATGGCGGCATAACTATATGTCTCGTCCTTAGAATGATCTATTAAATCATTCATCTTGTTCCAATCTTCTTCACTATACCATTCTAGTAATTCACTTGTATATAATCCAGTTGCTACATTCTTTTTAACAATATCGTAGAGATGTGGAACTTCATATTGACCATATACATCTTTACGCAACATACTCATGCGTTGCTTACCAGCTACATATTGATAGTTGGTATGTCCAACATCACTGTTGCTTTCTACATCAATCAAATCAACGATTGCTCTAAGTGTTATACTATCTATTTGACTTGTAGTGATGCCATCATAAAAGTGTAATTGAGATTTAATCTCAATCATACTTGGACTTACATCTGCTATTCCGTTACATACTTTTGCTACTTGTGCTTGCCACTTCTCCAACATTAACGGCTCTTTTTTACCATTACGCTTTAAGACATTTATAATCATTCTACACCTATTATATTTTTTTATTTATTTTAGTCATATCTATGTGACTAGCCATTGTGAAATCGTTTAGACTATTACTTATGACCGTATTAGGGTAGTAATTACATATATATTTTGCGCTATCGACCATGACTAAGGCACATTCTTCACTATTATCGTCTATTGCTAGGCAAAAGTCAATGTCTTTGATGCCCACTAATCGCAGAGTATAGACCATTCCAAGACCCCTAGCAATTTGACAGTAGTTATTTTCTACTAGTAAATCCCATGGTCCGGGCCAGTTATCTATATCATTTGGATGAAGATGGTAATTTAGTAGAGGTGCAAATTGCCACCACTTGTCTATTGTTAGACATTTGGTAGCAATATCTTTATCTTCTAGGGATTTTCTTAAGTCGTACCAACTCTTAAGTCTTGCTTCATAGTTTAATTGAAATACATTAGTCACTCTCTACTTATCATTTATTGATAATGATAGAAAATTAGACTGTTGGTGTAGGATCTTCTACTACTTCTACTTCTATCCAAGACAATGTTGCTTCATCCCAACTATACATTTTACCGTCGTCTGGCATTGTTGTAGGTGCTTGCCACAAACATGTTTCTTCATTTAATTCCCAACTATTGTATATCTTTGGTGGAATAAAAGCGTCACGCTCACTATCATACGTATATCCAACCCCAGCATAATTTTTACGCAATGGTGTGCCACCTAATACATGGCGACCACCTAGGGTGTTATAACTTGTTTGTACCCATAGACTAGGATCTCCAAACAATCCTGTATCTAGTACTTCCTGTTCTACTACAATAACTTGAGTTACTGTACCGTTTTCTATTTTTGCGAAATGACTCATATTAAATTCCTCTTAGTGTATTTATTAAAAATTATGATTTATATTTTAAAATCATGTTCCCAATACTATTCCATACTTTCCAGACAAATATTGTTCAATTAATTCACATTCGGGTGTAGTTAATGTTCTATTATATACAATGCATTCTACTGTTTGGAAATTACTGTATTCTGGAAACAACCCAGGATTGTTGTTGATACTTAATCGTCCGTATGACGGTGATCCTGAACCAGTTGTTGATCTAACAATTCCATTTGTTCTTACAGTAGTATTCTGATCTGTGGTAATAAACCAATCGTTTCCATAATAATCAGTTGAATGGTCAGTCATCCATCCATTATGATAATATTGTCCAGAATCACCACCTTGATGTCCTGACAACCAATTTGTATTGTATGCTTGATATATTCTATTTGATGCTGCGCCGGCATATCTTGTTACATGTAACAATGTATATGTGCTTGGCAATACAGATGCTGGCCATAATATAGTATCGCTTGGTGTACCTGTTATTGCTGAAGTTATATTAGTAGAAGCATGTCCGGCTGGTGCTGCTGAGATGGTCACACCACTAACTGTTGCGTCATTGTGATTAGATGAGATATCTATCCATTCTGAATCTTCTAGCGATATTGAATTCATATCATACCAGCCAACTAATCCACTAATACTTGTTGGTAATGTAGGGAATGTTATTGATCCAGAACTAGTCCATTTGTATATCCAAGATAGACCATTGTAAATTACAGTTGGGCTACCTGTAGTAATTGCTTCACTATGAGATGCGCTATATTTCATAATTACGACGCCACTTCCGCCGTTATAACCACCATCTACACCAGCAGTTCCGCCGCCACCACCGCCACCGCCACCAGTGGCTGCTATACCATCATGTCCGGGGCTAGTTCCAGCGCCTTTGCCTCCGCCACCTGTTCCACCTGCACCTCCATCGCCGCCTGCACCTGATCCTAATAGAACACCACCGCCGCCACCTCCACCATAGTATTTTACATCACCCTCAGCAATAGTTGAAGATATACCTATACCACCTGCGCTGCCACCAGTAGAAGTATCGCTACTTCCGGGTGCACCTGCACCTCCCCCACCGGCACTTCTAAACATTGTATAGCCCGAGTATACATTGCCACCATCATTACCTTGACCAGCTGTACCTGTGCCCGGGTAGTTAAGTGGAATACCACCGCCACCAGAACCACCGTTATTGCCGTCGTTGTTATCATTGGGCGGTCCACCAGCGCCACCGCCTCCGCCATACGCTAAGCCAAGAGTTGATGTATCTGGGTTTATTATTTCTGAATTCTCCCCGTTATCGCCGGCGCCTAATGCTATCTTAGATGTATTGCCTGCACCACCTGCACCCACACTGATAAGAAATGTTCCGGGAGTATATGTATAACTGCTTAGTATCACGCCGCCTGCACCGCCGCCACCTCCATAGCGTGACCCACCTCCGCCTCCACCTGCGACTATAAGATATTCAACGGTGTTTAATTCTATACTTGAATTAAAATCTATACCACCGTCAATTGTTACCCCATCCATATTAATTCTAGGCATAACTTATCCTTTGGGTCTAGATTCAATCCAGAAGCCAGCATCTTCATTCCATTGAAAGAATGATCCTTTTTTCGTTGGCATTGGTATGGGCGGTTCCCACTGGCAAGTATCTTCATTTAATACCCAACTATCATATGGCTTTGGTGGGATGAATGCTTTTCTTTTTTTATCGTAAGTATAACTTAGTCCTGCATAGTTTTTTCTTAGTGGTTTTCCACCTAAACTATGTTCTCCCCCATGAGTATTGTAACTTGTTTGTATCCAAGATTTAGGATCACCAAATAAGCCACTATCAATTACATCTTGTTCTATCACAAGAATTTTGACTACTTTATTGTTTTTGTCAATTTTTGCGTAGTGACTCATGTTTTTATTAGAAAGTTATTGAACCTGAACTAGTCCAAGTATATATTCTATATCCACCGGTTACAGTAATTGTTGGACTACCAGTAGTTGCGGATGCTGCTGCGTATGAATCTGCATAACGAATAATGACTATACCAGAACCACCTGCTCTGGGAGTAGAACCTGCTCCACCGCCGTTTGAAGAACCACCGCCACCACCACCAAGCCCGTTTGTTCCTGCAGTAGGTGCTTGTTCTATATAATACATTGCTCCATCTCCGCCGCCGCCGGCGCCGCCCGTTGGTACTACTGTATTAGAATAAGTAGCGCCGGCGCCACCTCCGCCATACGTTGTAGCCGTTCCACTGATAGAAGATACTACCCCTGCACCGCCATTGCCGCCAAATCCATTGCTACCAATTGCCCCGGCACCGCCGCCGCCTGCGCCACCTGCGCCGGCACCCCCATCATATCCTTGCCTAGGTGGTCCAGCAGTACCGGTCCCGGCACCTGTTCCTCCGGATCCGCCGCCTGAGCCTCCGCTTCCGCCATTACCAGAACTAGTTCCTCCACCTCCGCCGCCGCCTCCAATCGTTGTTATTGTTGAGAAAACAGAATTTCCTCCGGGGCTCCCTGGGCCACCGCCGCCAGAATATCCGGCGCCGCCGGCACCGACGGTTACTGTGATTGGGGTGCCGGATTCAACAATAAACCCAGAAGCAGTTAATACGCCACCGGCGCCGCCGCCACCCCCAACCCCTGTGCTATAAGTTTCTCTTCCACCACCGCCTCCACCAGCAACTAATAGATATTCGATTGATGGAGTAGCCGATAACCCTAAAGTAAACCCAGTAGTAAGTGTCATGCCAGATAAAATCATTTTAATTGGCCCAGGGTAAAGGTAATTCTATTACAGGTGGATTGGCTAAATTATTTAACTGTGCAGCAACTACTAATTCAATTTGAGTTTTGTCTACGGTTGTCCATACCCAACTCAATACTTGTTCTTGTGTTAACTCAGAGTACGGGGTAAAGTTGGCCGAGTTAAAAGTAAAAACGTTTATATCATATTGTTCAGCGGTATATGTACCATCTGTGCCAATACATTTCCAAGTAACTTGCACAACAACATCAGTATAACCGTCTACTTCTGGTAGACAAGTCATATTTGTTATAGACCATGTAATTGTATTTGTCATCTTATTATCCTATTATGCTGTCTTAATTACTACAAAGTTAATGATTGGTGATTCAGCAACAGCAACTGCTGTTGTATTGAAAATCTGAATATTAAACGCACCTGCTGCTACGTTTGCTACACTTAATATATAACTATTAGCACTACCACTACGTTGATTTAATATAATCACATCAGTTGCTGCTACTGTAGTATTAGTAACCGTAAACAAGTTATATGTATTAGCAGTAGTTGTGGCACTGACTAATGTAATAGCTCCAGAAACGTTACTTACAGTAACACCGGTGTTGCGATTAGTTAATTGAGTAGCAGCACCAATGGTACTGTTATATCCTAAACCACCTGCGCTGTTTACACGAACGTTACCACCAAAGAAACTGTTACCTGTAGCAACAAACATTGCGTAGTTGCTTGTTATTGTGGCATTGGTACCTGCTGTTACTGGACCAGCAATATATAACGTAGCCATATTTGTGTATGTCTTTGCGTTAGTACCACCAGTTACTGTTGGTATAGCAAGATAATGTACCGCAGCATTGGCCACTGTACCGGTTGCTGCTGCATCTGTATATGTTGCGGCAACCGACCTAAATCCTAAATTACCTAATGCTGCGGCTACGTTAACCAAACCAGATGCAGCACCGGACGCAGTGAAACTGTTTGAGGTGATTGCTGCATTAGCAGCAGTAGTTATGATACCCGCTGCTGTAATAGACGCAACGTTGGCAGTACCAGTAACACCAAAGTTGATGTTTGCATTAGAAACGATATTTATGTTACTATTACCACTTGCTACTATTGGTATATTACCTGCTGATAAGTTACCTACAATATTTGCAGTACCTGCAATGTTGGCACCAGTCGCAGTAACAACAAACTGAGCAGTTGCATTACCAGCAGTAAACATAGAAATGTTAGCATTAGAAGTAATAGTTATGTTACTATTACCACTTGGCATGATTGGTAAATTACCTACTACTAAGTTACCTGTTATGTTAGCAGTACCTGCAATATTTGCACCGGTTGCTGTTACAACTAATCTGTTAGCACCAGTTACTGCGATAGCAACGTTGGCGTTTGCCACCATATTAATATTACTGTTACCACTTGCTAATACACCAACAAAGTTACCAGCATTAATATTACCAGTACCAGTATTCAATGTACCTGCTACGTTAACACCAGTGCCAGTTACTATTAACACGTTGGCAACACCAACTGCTGACATATTAATGTTTGCGTTATTAACAATAGATACGTTACTATTACCGTTTGCTAATGTACCAATAACGTTACCAAAGAAACGAGCATTACCGCCAACCATTAATGCATATGAGTTAGTAATTGTTGCGTTAGTGTTAGCAACTGGACCACCCGCAATATACATTGTTGCAGCATTAGTAAATGTTACTGTTAAGTTCGCTGCTGCTAAGTTAGGTGCAGCAAATGCGTGTATTGCAGCATTGGCAATTGTTGCAGATGCGGCTGCGTTACCTTCAGTATATGTTGTAAATAGTGAACGTATTCCTAAGTTACCGGTAATAGTTGTTACGTTACTGTTACCTGTCGCCACACCAGATGCAGTAAACGCATTTGATGTAACTGCTGCATTAGCCGCCGTAGTTATGATACCTGCTGCTGTGATAGATGCTACGTTAGCAGTACCAGTAACACTGAAGTTAACGTTAGCATTTGATACTACCGTGATATTACTATTACCTTGAGCAAATGTGTTTGCTGTTACTACGTTTACGCCGGATATATTGCCGCCAGAACCTGTACCAAATGTTACGTTAGGTCCAGTAACTGCTAAGTTACCGGTGATGTTTGCTGTGCCTAAGATGTTTGCACCAGTGCCAGTTACTACCAATACATTTGCATTACCTATTGCTGAGATTAAAACGTTTCCGTTTGCTACTGGTATACTTACGTTACTGTTACCATTTGCTATAGTTGTTGTCGCAGCAATACCAGTTAACAATGCACCATTACCAATATAATAGTTTGCCGTGATATTAGCAGTGCCGGTACTCAGAGTACCTGTTACGTTTACACCAGTATTAGTTATAGTTACTACGTTAGCAACACCGGTTACACTCATTGTGATGTTACTGTTGACAGTGGGTATATTTATATTACTATTACCGTTTGCCAAAACTACGCCACTTAATAGTGAGCCATTACCAACAAAGAAGTTAGCACTAATTGAGTTAGCACCAGTGATGGCGCCGCCTGCGCCTAAGCCAACTGTAATATTAGATACAGCAGCATTACCAGTAACTGTTAGTGCATTAGCAGCAGTTAAGTAATTAGCACTGACTGTATTAGCCCCAGTGATATTGCCACCTGTGCCGGCGCCGATTGTCATACTACCAGATAGATTTGCTCCAGTGCCAGTGATGACCATTATGTTAGCATTACCGGCTGATGAGAAAGTGATATTACCGTTTGCTGCTGGAATATTTACATTACTATTACCATTCGCTACAGCAGCTACTGCACCAGCAACGATGCCAGTTAACTGACTACCGTTACCAATAAAATAAGCACCGCTGACATTGCCAGTAGTGTTTATGTTACTACTGCCAGTATCTAATGTGCCGGCTATATTAACACCTGTACCAGTTACGACTACTACATTTGCATTACCTACAGCACTCATGGTAATATTACCGTTTGCAGTAGCAATGTTTACATTACTGTTACCGTTAGCAATATTTGAGCCGCCACCGCCACCGGATATACCAGTTAGTAATGAACCATTGCCTATAAAATAAGCCGCATCTACATTACCTGTAGTAACTTTTAATAGATTAGTTGTTTTATCAAATGTTAGATTAGCAGTAGCTCCTGCTGCACCTGCATCATTGAATATAACTTGTGTATTACTTCCCGCTACTGGACCAGTAGCACCGGTTGCGCCTATGCCAGTAGCACCGGTTGCTCCGTCTACACCACTAGTACCAGTAGCACCGGTTGCTCCGTCTACACCACTAGTACCAGTTGCACCTGTTGCGCCTATGCCAGTAGCACCTGTAGCACCGCTTGATGGAGATATCCAACTTAATGTATTAGAACCATTTGTGCTTAATACATAACCACTGCTGCCACCTGCTATGTGTAGATTACTTACATTACCCAATGTAACATTAGAAGCAGATGAAAAATTAGCATTAGCAGAGATGTTTATTGAGTTGGAACTAATTAGATTAGCACCAGTTAAATCGCCACCTGACCCTGCGCCCAATGTTACGGTACCTGTAATATTAGCATTACCTGCATTAATATTACCAGCATTCACATTACCTGTAATGTTAGCATAACCAGTTATATTAGCACCAATTTCAGTTACAGTTAATGTAGTATTACCATTAGCAGTTGTGGTTACATTACCATTTGCAGTTGCAATGTTTACATTACTTGTACCATTACTAATGCTTGATGGACTACCTGTTGCATTCCATGATAATGATCCGCTACCGTCAGTAGTTAATACATAATTTGGTGAACCACCGTCAATATGCAAATTACTAATATTACCTAGTGATACATTTGAAGCAACTGAGAAGTTAGCGTTAGCAGATATATTAATTGAATTAGCACTAAGTAAGTTGGCGCCAGTTAAATCGCCACCTGAACCAGCACCTAATGTTACAGTTCCGGATATATTAGCATTACCTGCTACTAAATTACCAGTAACTGTTAATAAGTTTGTAGTTTTGTCAAACGTTAGATTAGCAGTGGCGCCTGCTGCTCCTGCATCATTGAATATGACTTGAGTATTAGAACCTGCTACTGGTCCTGTTGCACCTGTTGCACCATAATATCCAGTTGCACCAGTTGCTCCGTCATTACCAGTTATACCTGTAGCACCTGTTGCTCCGTCATTACCTGCTGTGCCAGTTGCTCCAGTTGCTCCGTCATTACCTGCTGTGCCAGTAGCACCAGTTGCACCATCAT